CGTGATATGGGCTGTACCATGTGTTGGACTTTGCCTCGTGAAACAGCATTGCCGGCCTATGAAAAGGTTGGCTTTGTAAAAATGAGTGAATGGTTTGCCACAGATACCAGTGAAAGTAACTGTTATGCAGAGGTACAATTATGAGTAAAATAGATCGTAAAGAATATCAACGTTATTTTTTAGAAAAAGAATTGTTTGAACAATCAGATCAACATCAAGATTTAGACTTTGAAGATTATTATCCTGAACAACCATTGGAACCTTATTGGGATTCTCGTTGGTATGGCGGAGACAATGAACGATACTTTTCACAGTTTGAACAAGCAGGTTGGATTGGTTGTCAAGGCATGGATTACAAATATGATCATGTCAAACAGGATCGTGTGTGGACACGTGAAGAAGTAAACTATAATTTAGACAAGCACGGATTACGTTCAAATCACAGACCATCAGCAATGAGCAATAGCACTCGCATACTACACATGGGACAATGCAACACATTTGGAATGGGTTTAGCATACAAAGACAGTCACCCTGCTCTAACTGCCGAATACACAGGAGGATCACACATCAATCTTTCTCCTTATCATTCATTGATGACCATGTGGGAACCACTCAAACATTGGGTAGAAGAATATAAACCCACACACATTATTATCACCAATCCTCGTTTCTTTACAGAATCAGATTACATATATTTGCATTTGTATGAACAGAATGGACATAGAAATGATGCTGTAGAATGGCGTAAAGCACTGGCGGCCATGTATTTAGAAAACAATCGCAACTATGGTGAATTGTTTTTTGACTATGTTAACACACTCAATATACCCACAGCGTTCTACTTTGAACCCAGCAGACTGTGGAGACATCGTTGGATGAGACACATGAAGCCACGCAAAAACATGACCATCATGCGTGGAGACTTTAGTTGGGTTGTTGATCTTGCAAGGGATTGTAGACGACCTGGAATTAAATCTCAAATTAATATCGCAGAACAAATGGCTGATTGGATTGAAAATCCCAAGCCTCAATTGGGTCAATATATTAATCAAAAAGATTGGACATACAAATACCCACCAGTGGGCAAGTATGATATAAACACTAACCTAGCTTAGTGGCCCAAACGTATTTTATCCACCAACCTACTGGATCAAACTGCCACCATTTTTCTTGTGTGGTATATCGCATAGGCTTTGCATGATGATTGTTATGCCAACCTTCACCTAAACTTATCAATGCTATTAACCAATTGTTGGTTGAATGATCACGTGTGCGATGGTCCTGTGAACCCCACAGATGATTTATAATAGCATTTCCTCCTATGCCAGCAATGTATCCGTACATGATAGGAAATGAAAACACGATGCCTGCCAGTACTGGATGGTAAGCAAAAGTAAAAATTAATCCATATGTGTGAATTTTAAAATAATGTTTTTGAATAAATCTTAACTGTTTGTCACGTACAACATCACGCAACATTTTTGGTCGTGCGTTGAATGTTTTATAATATCCAAAAAACAATTTGTACCATGGTGTGTCTTTGGGACAATGTGGATCATCTTCTTTGTCTGAATTTGCATGATGTATTCTGTGTACAGCAATAACATGAATAGGTGCACCAGACAATGCTAGTATTCCTAGCCACGACATTATGTTTCTACGTATAGGACCTGTTTCATAGGCTCGATGGCTCCAGTATCTGTGCCAACCTGCCCATGTGCCTACACCTATTGCAAACAGAGCCCATGCAAAACCTATCCAAAATAAATCCCATCTGTCATTGACAGAGCACCAATAGACTGTGTATATTGTTAATGCAATATTTGTAATTAATAATGTTCTTATTTTTGAACCGTAGCTCATGCACCTGCTTCGTATTCTGATGCTGTTACTGTTAACATGTTCATTTGTACTTTGAAATTATAACCTGCTGAAGATTCATTCAACAGTATGTTGCTCCAAACTGAATTGTTATCAATTTGTCCTTTACAATACACGGCATTTTTTGCCTGTGCTAGTTTATATTCGATTGAATCAATCAAACTATTGTCAATTTGATTTTGAATAAAATTACGCATGTTGTTGGAAGGATCAACATCAGCAAAATAATCATCCACTGTGTTGTAAGGACCTACTCCTAAACATTTTCTGTAATACTGTATTGCCATCATTGTCTCCTGTACTGTATTTAGTATAGCTCATTGGACCAATGTTCACTTGGTTTGGTATATTTTTGTCTGCCCTGTCCTTGTGATGGACCACGCTGTGAAAAATGATGATCCAACATCACAGCCAGCCCAGCTGGTCTAAGATCCATTTTGCTTTCTTTGTTGTATGCACTTTTACGAGCAACTTCTGTGTGACTCAACAGCATGTCCATGATAACCATGTGTGAACTTGCAGGTTTAGGCATACGGTCTAAACAATGAGCACCAAACACAGCAATACGAATTGTGTCGTTAAACTGCCAAAGATCTATTGCTTCAATGTATGACTCTTCCAGACTGGGCATGGATTTGTCTGCTGTCATTATCACACAATCAGGATAATAAGGATAGACAGTTTTTAAAAAATGCTGTGCATGTTTGTACTCAGGTAACAGTACAAAATTTTTACTCGGTATCGTGTATTTTGCTTTGTTCAAGTAGTTTCTTCTTTTCTTCTTGTTGTATCCATTTTTCACGGAAGTCGTATACATTGTCCGACTTTATTAAACTGATAATTGAGTTTGTCAAGTCTACTTCTCTGCTCAGCATACTGATTTTTTTGGTTAACTTGATTAACTCATCTTGATAAAATTCTAATTCTTTTTCTTTGCGTAATTTTTGTTCAATGAACTCTGATATTAATATCAGTTTTGCATCATCATCGACCATATTAGTTCCCTACATCTTCGCCTAAACCTACGCATATATAACCTTTGTGATATTCGTACGAACCTGTTAAAAACATTTGTCTGCCTTCAGCCGCCATTTGGCAACTTGGTTTGTAATCATATCTTGCTTCTTCAGTTACTGTGAATGTTCCATTTGCTTCTGCTGTAACCAACAGTAGCAACCACCATGTTTTGCCCATCTCTACTCACACTTTATCCCTAGTCCTCGTACCTGATTGTTCCAGGCACTCTGTGCAAATGGTCCTTTGCCTTCATAGGCACGTTTGTAATACCATTTCTCACTGCCATGCTTTTCTCTTTCGCTGTAGTCCAAACCCAAGGTGTATTCCATAACATAGTAGTCTGCCAATGGGTGTATATACCTTCTTTCATGATCTGTGCTATAGCCACGTATTCTAAATACTTTGTGATGCAGGCAACCTACATTGACCAAACAGTTTCGTTGATACTGTTTGTCTGTGCTGGTCCAGAAACCCCAACGATCCAGCGTTTCTCGTACATCATCAACAATGCGTTTCCAAGCCATTTCTGCCATTACCTCATCACGTTCAAACTGGTCACTGAAACTACTGCAATTTAGAGTTGTGGTTTTAAAATTTTCAACATGACTACACATCATGCTGGCAATTTCTTCCGCTTTCCATTCTCCATATCTGTTTACATAGTAGCTCAGTCTTTTACCGGCTTCTCCATAACTAATTATGTTCCCAACTTCACCGGTTATTACTGTGCCGTCTATTTTGTGTCTGTTCATGGTTTGATACTTTACCAGCCATGATGAATCGTTAAATTCATATTCCAATGGCGGATCATACGCAGGTGGCTTTATGTTGGCTTGTACATTTACAGGTGCAATACCTATCATTTCACCATTAAAAAGTGCATCGTGATATTCATTGTGTTTGCCTTTTTTATGTGTTATGGTGTAAAAGTCTATGTGTTTTTGATATCCTAATTGTGCCAATGCTGAGGCAACCACAGCTGAATCTCTACCACTGCTGAAAAGCATATTGATAGGCTGATCATAATACAATCTACGATCATAAATTTTTCTAATATTATTATCTAATAGCTCTTTGTATAGGTTGCCGTCCCACACATAGCCTTTGGGTCGTGCAATGTCTGAGTATCTATGCTGTACACCATTGTGTACATAATGTTCTGGTTTAACTGTGAGAATATCATCATATGGTGTGTGTTCGCCTATAGCATAACAAAAACCAAACATAGAACGCTGTAATTCATACACACCATTTTTAATTCTGTAGTGTGCATCCTTCATCGGGTGTGTAGCATCTTGCACCCACAATGACAAGTTGTGAAATATTTTTTCTGTGTCTGTGTAGAATAGTGGAGTTTCTGCTAGATGATTTACACATGCCCACCAGTTATCATCTTCAATGTAAACAAATGCAAAGGAACCACGCAGTTCAATGGGAAACTGACCTTGGCGTAAACTTTCATATACTATACCTGGTGATAGATTTGCATCACCCCACCAATAAAAGTCTGGGTACAGTTCTTCAAATTTGTTATGTTGATTTATGAATATCAAACGTTTTATCTCCAGGCCATAATGGCAGTTGAGTACCAGGTGCTCGTTTTGGTATTTTTGAGTCAGCTGAACTTACACAACTATCACTGATGCATGGCATTGGAGTATCGAACAGATTGAAACCTGTTTCTATGTTGCCGAGCGGAACATCCGCACAACTGTAGGAACGTTTGATACTTCCGTCAGGCTCTCGGATAATAATACTACGATATCCTGCACTACATTCCCATCCTTTAAATTTGTTAAAGTTAAACGCATTGAATCTCTCTGCTTGATCCATGTACCATGTTTCACCATTGGCATCTTTGAATTCAACCTGCATGTTCCACGGAACAGATTTGTCGTCTCGTTGATCTATTTCTGTGGGAATTTGAAACTGTGGTCTTGGACGGTCACTCCAAACAGCTTTCGTGTCGGTGTAGGCTCTTTGCGGCATTCCGTTGTAGAGTCGCTTGAGCATATCCCTAGTGTATCCATCAACCACTTTTGACGCAGTCGGATCCGACTGGGGTTTAAGTGTGACGTTGATTCCTTGTTCGTGGAAGAAGAGGGCGTTGTCCCAGTCTCGTTCAAATTGGTCGGGAACCATAACCATGTTAATGGTAATCTGTACATCGTGTTCTTGACACAGGATAAGTTTGTCGGCAAACTCCTGCATCTTCTCCTTTGTGTTTACGTGTTCAACGTGTAGACTACTAGTTATGCTCGCACGATGAAGTGGTTTTACTATTTCCACATACTGCTCAAACCATTTTAATGGCCTTGAACAGTTTGACGTCATGTGGACACTAGTATAATTAGTGTTGCTGACATCAGAAGCCAAATGCCCAAGGATGTCCAAGTATCCTGGGTGGAAAGTAGGCTCACCGCCAGATAAAGAAAAATGAAAACTGTTAAAATTATTAGCACGAGCCTGTCTTTTTATCTCATCGATCGTAGCATTAATGAGGTGTGTGGGCCTGTGATCTTTTTTATCTGATCTGGCGTATGGCCAACAATAACTGCAACGGTAATTGCAAAAGCGACCAAGAAGCCAACTGACAGTAAACATGTCTCTATAGAGCATCGTTCTTTGACCCACCCTAACAAGTTCGTCAAAAGGTATTTTAGTAAAGTCATAATCGCTCCATTTTAGTTCTGACAAAAGTTAAACTCCTACTCTATATTATAACAAGAATCCCAGCACTTGTCAAGCCAGTCACGTCTTTTTGTGTAAAATTTTTCAAACACAGGCATTCGTATTTCTCTGTAATTATCATATACAAAGTCAAAAATCTGTTTGTCTATGTCATTGTTAAACCACGAACATAAATCATATAACTCTTCTCGTTCGTCTTTGATGATTAAATTTACAGGATCTACGGATTTCCACTTGACTTTGTGTTTATAATCCAGTATATATTGAGGAGTAGATTGAAAATAAAGTGTCCAAGCCAATGATTCTCGTGTGCTTGGTATCAGTGATATTGGTAAAAAATCCCAACCGATATTCTGAACTTTTTCTTTAATAACTTCTACCATTGGTTCATTGTTGTTCCAATGTGGATGACCACTCATCCACACAGAGTGATAATTGTTAAGATCTTCTATTTTTAAATTATTATTCAAAACAAAAGTAAGCAACATATTCTGTAAATAGTTTTCCAGTATAGGTCTTTCATCATTCATTGTTTTTTCAAGTATAAACTGTACAATAGTTTTGTTAGGTAAATTTATACCCGAAGCAAGATCACGTGCTTGTTTTTTAAATGTGTCCTTGCCGCCAAAGCCTAGTGTTCCCACAGATGCTCCACCGCACATATTAGAAAACAAATCTCCAGCTGATCCAGATATAAATTCTAGATATATTAAACGCTTTTTACCAACGTCTAACCAATCTCTTCCCATGAGTAAAACCTTTCTGTTGTTTCTGTTATAAAAAATATTCCTTCTGTGGCAGGTTGTAGTATATCACCCAAACGAGTATTGTTGCCACGCATACGCAATCTATGATATCTATCAAACACTCCACAGTACACACAATTTTCTGTGTTTTCTCTGCCACGCACTTGATCAAACACACCTTCATAACAGTTATACAAAGGTTTAAGTTTGCCCCATACGTCAGGATAATTGTCCCAAATGTATGACATGGGCTGACATTCAAATTTAAGTTGTGCATCATGTATTGCATCACCATAAAGATCAGCATACTCATCTGGTGTGGTTATTTCTCTGGTTGTATCTTCAAAGTCGCGGAACCAGGCTGTCCTGTGAAACTTTTTGTGTGGCCATTGCACTTCGGGATCTGGAAACAGTTCATGATGAAACTCGCAATCTCTCCACAGTATAGGCACAGTATCCAACTCTAGTATGCCAGATATAATACTGGCTTTGTCATTGGAAGGGTGTCTTACTTGTCCAGCTGACCAATGCCAATGAGCATGTACAGGAGTTAACAAACCATTCCTATTAATTGAGTCTGTGATAATTTTTGCTTTGTGTATAAAGAATTCATCGCACCCACCAGATCGTTCTTCGGCCTCTTCGGCTGTGATGTTTTGCCAATCATCACGTTTGCGTATGTCACGTATACGCATACATATTTCATTGCCTTTGTCAAAAAACTTTTTAAAAAATTCAATAGGCACATCAACCACAATGTCTCTGTGATAATCTTTTTTGATATCAAAGTAATGTTCTAATTCCTGTTTAGGTGTGCGTTCCGGCATAGTCTACTGTGGCTCCTATTAAATCTATTACAGTTTGTTCTGACAGTTGATTTGCTTTATCCTCTGCAAAATATAAATCAACGAGTGTTTCAAACACTTCATACTCGTGTGGTTGTATTGATAAAAAGTCACACACATCTTGATATGTGCCTTCATAGTCTTTGTCACGTAACATTGCAAGTAAATCTATTTTAAGTTCTGGCACTGGCAAAGGTATTGTGTATTTGTTTATCTGTTCATCTGCTATTTCAGATTGCCATTTATCCATCATGGTTGTCATGGTTGCATCTATATTGAATTTCATTGAAGCATGTGTGATTGCAATAACCAATTTATACCATGTCCATGGTTTACCCATATATTCTAATAGAGCAAGACAGCGTTCTTTATCCATGTCACTATGCTGTTTGACTTTTTTTGCAAATTTGTTTTCAAACTCATCCATGTAATCTTCGTGTGTGTTGTATTCATGAAACCAAATCTTTTTTATTATATTAGAAACAAACTGTGGCCAAGTGTCTGCATCTTTGGTATTCAAACAGGTAATCACTCGAAAACTTTTAAATTGCTGTGGCCACATGTGTACTTCGCACCATGCTTCGTGTGATCGTGTGATGGTTTGTGTTGTACGATAGCGTTGTAATTTTTCTCTCAGTGTGTGTTCACGACTGGCTTCAATGGCATTAGCAATCGCTTTTTTATAGTATGCTTCTGATCCATCATAGTCATCTGTGTTCCAATAATCATTTCTGTATTGATTGCTAACTTTTGCAACAAGATCAGAATTAATACGCCAACGATTCTGTTTGTTTACTTTTTTGGCTCGCATGTCTGTGTTAAGATCTGCTAGATCTTCATGTGTTGCAAGGAAACCAGCAAACCATTCACCACCTGTGCCTGCTGTGTAATTTACAACTATTTGATCTTGATCAACATGATGTTCAGTCCAACGCCAGAAGTCTGAATTATCATCTTTGAATTCTGTCAAGAGAGATTTCATTGATATTGACATTTGAAGGTGCCTCTACTATCCATTTTACATAACTGGCCGCATCGGGTATGCTCATGCATTTGCGTCCAGGGTGTTTGTCTTCATTGTTTTCTAGTGTGCCAAAACTGATAAGGCTAACACGTGGCACAGTTTTTTCACTCCACACACTCTGTAATGCCAGTGATTGACAGTAGCTCTGCAGAGCTTTCTTTTCCTGTTGGTATATCCACGAGCTACCTTTGGTAACTCTGTCCACAGTACTGCCAATACACACAATATGTAGTGATTTTCCTGCCGTTTCTGCCAACTTCCATACTAGTTCTAGTAGTAGTGATTGGCGAAAGTGCCATAATGCACTATTATTAATAAAAACATCGTACTCAATGGCCTTTTTTGCTACTGCTTCCATATTCATTCTAGTTTCTAAGTCGCAACCACTGTCACGACTGACAAAGTCAGCTTTAGGAAACACAGATGCAAGTCCTTTAGCCAATCCCTCTTTGGGATTGCCTGTGATAAAAATTGATTTCATATATAATCCTTGAATTCTGGCACAACATTAAGTATATTTTCTTTTCTGCTTTGGTCCAAAGTATGCGTGTACCTAACATACTCTGGCCAGCGATCACTCCAGTCTTCAGCCCACATATAATCTATGGTACTGTCCAGCTTTTCAACGCTGTAATTTTCCAAACGTTCAGTGGCCAACTGTTTAAGTTCTGGTGGCAACACTCTGATGTTTAGATATTCTGGATGATTCAGTATATTCAGGTAAACAAATTTATCAAATTGTTGTACCCAATCAAACCATGTGTTTAAATGTAATATATTGTTTATCTGTACAGTGGTGTGTATTTGAACTCTCACACTTTTCATGTCTAGGAAACGTTTTAGATTTTTATCTACCAACTTCCAATTTGTAGGATAGCGTATGTAACGATTTAAATCTCCATATGCGTCTATAGAACAGTTTAGTTTAACAGTTTTAAATCGATCCCAATAATCAATCATACGCTGTGGAATGTTTGTAAGGTTGGTGTTGTATTTTAAAATAATGTTTTCATTCAGCCCACGCTCAATGAGGTAATCAAACAGTTTGTACTGAGCTGTTGCAAGTGTGGGTTCACCACCGGTGAGGTAAACTTCTTCTATTGTGTCTGCAACATCAATTAAATTTTCCCAAGTCTTAGGTTTGTTGGGCCATGTCATTGTGTCTGTGTCCAAACGCTGTAGTTCTTCTTCGGGCAGAGGATCTTCAACCATGTTCCACTCATCTATCCATTGATTACTGGCGTATGGATTACACATTCTACATTTTAGATTACACAGGTTGCCCAAACGTAGGTCAATGTACTGTGCTTTTGGTTCTGGTGTAATATCAGAATAGTCAGAATCAGCATTGTACCAACCTTCATTCCATGATTGCCTTGCTGATTTTACTCCTGCGTCTTCTTCTCTAAAACAGCGTTCGCACATTTCAGGACGTTCTCCATTCAAAAACTGCTGACGTATTGTGGTCATTGTTTTGGAGTTCCATGCTTCACGTATGTCATGTTTGTGCAATTTGTATTTGCCACCATCTGGGTGTTCTAATCCGTTTTTGCCCGGAGTTGAATTACAACAGACACGCAGAGTGCCCGCGGCATTTGTGGCCACGTGCATCCAAGGTAACACACAGAATGTTTTGCTGGGCATGTTCATATAAAGTTCCTGTAGTCAGTTCCGTGTATGCTGTCTAATATTTCACTTTGTTCTATCAACTGTTGTTTTAATTCTTCGTCTTCTAGTGCCGTTGGTCGCATAAATGCAGGGTTTATCACAGGCGTAGACACAGAATGTTCAAGTCTGTGCAGAGTGCACCAGCGTGTCACATCATCGATGTTGTTCCTGTTAAACACCATTGGCAATATACTCACAAACAAATGTGTATTGGCAGGTTTGCGTTTATTGAATTGTAACACATTCTGTTGTGTGGTCAACCAACTTGATCCTGCACGTATAAATTCATATCTACTTCCTATTGCATCAATGCTGACATTAACTGTAACAGATTTAAACTTTTTAAACAGACTGTTCCATGCTGTTATGTCATGTGATCCATTTGTAATAATTTCTAGCGTAACTGCTGGTGCTATATCTTCTTCTATGAGTGTTTCAATTATGCGTTTTACTTGAGGTATCATAAAAGGTTCACCACCAGTGAACTTTACTGTTCGAGCATCATACATCAACTCAGTGAACGATTCAGCTTCTTTGGCCCAGCGTGTGTCATGTTTGTGAGTGTAGTATTCTGCCAATTCCTGTTCGCCAACGTTGCGAACAATGTTTGCCCATGTACTAGAGCTGGTTTGGTTACACATTCTACAAGCAAAATTACAGGTGTTGTTTATTTTCAAATCCCAAAAATTTATGCCATCTGCATGTTCTAGTATTTTATTGTAATGTGTTCTCAAACTTGCTCCGGTTTGTTGTTCTGATATTCTACATTCTTCACATTCATCTAGCCAAGAAGTCTTACTTTGTTCACACCATTCTGCATGTCGTGTTTGCCAATCATCTTTCCAATATAGATTTGCTGTTCCTTCTTTAACATTAAATGCACAACATGGCCTCACAGCACCTGTGGGTCCAATGGTAACACCATGTTTAAATATCAAGCATTCCGCCACGTCTTTTATAACTTTCTACACATCTATCTTTGAAGTAATCACCCATGCCGCCATCTACAATCATGTGTATGCGTGGAGTATTACTGCGATTCCAAACAGCATGATTATAGTGTGTATTGATTTTCATTATAGCACCAGGTTCAAATGGCATGGTACCCCAGTTTTCCATAACCAATGCACAACCGTCTGGATTGTTTACAGCAATGTTTGTAGCACCAAAACCTTGTCTGTCTTTGTCTGAGTGTGGTCCAATCCAACCACCAGGCAGTAGTATCATAAAACGTACACGAGTATAATCTTCATAGCGTAAATGGTTTTCCATAAAGTCCACAGTCTTTGGACAAAATTTTGCAATGTCTGTCCAATGTGAATCTGTTTCTTCATAGTCATCGGGTAACCCGTAATCATCTGCACAGTTGGTGTGTACAGAACTGATGCCATGTATACACAAACTCATCCATCCAGCAGATTGTGGGCGATGATATGTAAAGCAGGCTGTGTCTAGTAGGTGCATGGCTTCAGCAAGTATACCTTCGTGATCCATTTCAATGTCATCAACACGTAGCCATGGATTGGTACAATGATCCAACATCAAATCGTTGTCTTCTGGATCGTTTACCAGCAAAGGATCGTATGTATGTTCTTTGCTGAGAGATTCGTTTTTCTCAAAAAACTCTTGTGTGTAATCATTTGCTTCCACATTTTGTGGAATGCTGTAACCTTCTAACCACATTATTCGCTCCCTATAATTTCTTCTAGTGTATTTAAAACTTCTTCACTTGTATCATTCAATGGATACTCTGTGAGTATTGCCTGTTTAATTGTATTACGAGTAAAATCTAATGCAAATCTTTTGCCTGTTTCTGGATTCATACCTGTGTTTACTAGAAATACATTTGAATTGTGTTGTTCAACTTTTTCCATGAGCATATCGCTGTACTCTTTTACTTTACGTGGCATGAATGGTGATCCATAACAGGGTGAAAGTGTGCGTTGTATTTCTGTTACTCCATGTTCGGTGCCAGGCATTGTGCTTGTGTATCCTGTTTCAAAAAATCTACGTACTGCATTGCCGGATATTCTACTGATAGCAGGAAACACACCTTCAGCATCCATGGTTAAAAAGAATATGTTATCTGCATGTGAGAAGTTACTGCGTTTGTGATACGCATTTTCAACACAGCTGATAGGATAACTCAGTCTTGCGTTGGCGGCCTCTGGATTTTCTTCTACCAGTGTTCCTCTTTGTCTTGCTACTTCGACTGCATTAAAAATAGTTGGGTGTGTCTCAGGTGTTAAGCCTTCGCTTTTTGCATAGCAACCTGTTTCAATCATTCTAATACCCATGTTGCTCCAACAAACTTCATCATCTGATATCAGTTTATAATCTGGATCACTTGATAATGTAGTTTTGCCTGTGCCTGATAATCCAAACATTAGGTTTGTGGTTTTACGATATGTAAATGCTCCGCAATGCATTGGAAGTCTATCATACTTTGGCAGTATAAAACTTATAATACCAAACACACCTTTTTTAATTTCTCCTAAAAATGTTGTACCTGCAATTAACAATAGTTTCTTGTCAAGGTGAACATATATTTTAGGCTCCATATCAATTGATGTGTTGTGCCATATTGTCCAATCACCTTCTTGATCTTCTGCTGTAACTTTAAACATGTTCCACACAAATTGTTTGTGTCTTTCGTCATTGGTGTGTAGTGTAAAATTAGTACCCACAGTTTCAAAATTCATAGGCTCTAAATAATTTGTTTGTTGTTGTAGGAGATGATAAAAATCATCAAAGTCTGCTTCAAGTCCTATTTTGTTAAACTTGGGTCTTGATAAATCTAAGTCTTTGGCTTGTTCACCAAAAAAGAATTTGTTTTCTGGTGAGCGACCGGTTGGGTGAGTGGTTATGTTTATGTTGGGCATTATTCTTCCTCAGTTGCTACATTTACTCTGGCACTTTCAATGCTAGTTACTCGTTGAAATAGCTGATTGTCAGCCACGTCAGTTCCTTCGTAAAAATTATTTGGATTCTTTTTGCGTAGACCTGTGATTAAATCTACAAAACTTTTTTCCAAATTGATACCACAGCGTATAATATTAGGCAGATAACTGTAAAGGTTACTTGCATAAAATAGTGTGGTTTTGTCTTCTGGCACATGTTCTAATATTTGATCAACATCATAAACCATGTCCAGTTGTATAAATTTAAATTTGCATTCAGTGGTTACTCTGTTCCAAAAGTCTAACCATGAATCAAACCCTCCGCATATCTCATACAGTAGATTCATGCGTTCGGGTATTTGATGTCCGTTGTGTGCATGATAGCCATTCTTTTCACACCATTCAATGGCTACACGTTCATAGTCCCTGCCGTCCCAGTTTTCAACCAAATACTGTTTCAGTTCCACAGACGGACCACTTATATCATACCACGTGACTTCGGTGCCTTTTTCCCAACCATGGTGGAACATGTGATGCAACAATTTCCAACCTGCGGCCACGCCCACATAGTTGTTAAATTTAATATGGCTGGTTTCTCTAGCACAGTACCAATTGGTATTTGAAACTTCTGTGTTGATCAAATATATAAAATTTTCATAGCTCTGAAACACATAGTTTTGTAACCATATGGCATCTTCATCCACATGTGGTTCTACTTCGTCCCATGTTTTTTTGCCTATCAATAAATCCTCAAGGTGCTTACTGCCTTCTTCAGGATATACGCTGACCTTGTTACAGCGTAATTCGTCTGGCAAGTTCCACACACGATATCTATTGTTCAGTGATTTTACAATCAATACATTGCCTGGTTGATTAACAAACTCTACTTCATTTTCATTTAACAAACCTGGCAAGCCATCAACATAGGTTGGCGTGTAGTGGTCATGCATGTGTTCTTCTGAAGGTTTATAGTTTGCACACGCATCATTGCTCCATTCTTGATCAAGATCTGGCCAACCAATTTCTTTCCAAGATTGTAAATTCATTATCAAACATTGATGATGCCAATGTGGATAATCATATTGTTCTATTGTGTCACGCCAACTGGTAACTGCTTCACGTCCTTTTTTGTTTTTATTAATTTTTCTATCCAGTAGAATATGTCCTGCCACAGCCCATGGCTCTTCGTGTTTGTTCCATTTGTCTATCGTTTCCAGCAAAGCCATGTTCCACTTTTCATCTGTGGGCCAACAGCCATCATACCAAATTACAGCATAACGTTTGCCTATGTCATACATGTGTTTCATCCAGTAACGATCGTGTGATACATTTAACTCTATAAAGTCACCACGCATTGAATTTTGTGCTTCAATGATTTGTATTTGATTCAGTTTTGTTTTCAGCATTGGCCATGATGCTGTGAGTCTGCTGTCTCTGATAAACACATTCACAATAGGCCAAGAGCTGTCTCTGTTGTAGTAGATATAGGTTTGATTAGTTAGCATGTATATTCCATTGTCTAATATAAGGTTTCAAAATATTGTTAAAAAACTTTTCTGCTCCCTTTTCGTTTGGGTGCAATTCATCTTGTTGCATGTCATCTCCATTGGATTTTACCCAATCCACATAGCCAAAATCTGTGTAGATGACACCAAACTGATCAAAACGATCTGTAATTTTTGTCCATATATCATCAGGCACAGCACCAGTCCAGCCTCTAAACACAATAACTTGACATTGCAAAGCACACAAACAGATCAATGCAACAACATTTTCTAATGTAGCATTGAAACTTGTTACAAGATTTTCATGAACTTGCCCACCCCAACCGGATACAATTTTTGTATCAGTGAACATAGCAGGAGATTCTAATGTAAATTTTTGTTTATCAGGAAACATAGATTTAACCAATTGGAAATATTTTTCATCTGCTAATACTTCTAGTCGTTGCCAACCACTGAGTTGCCAAATCACATATGTGTTATCCAAGCCTTGATTAATTATATGTCTGTTCAATTGATGTGCATTAACTGTGTTGCCTCTGCCACCCTTGGCAAAGTGTATGTGGTTTGATCCAGGAAGTAATTTATCTTTGTCGTAGCCTTTATAAAAAAGTTCTTCCCACAACAATTCATACGACCACCTTGGCCAAGTCTGTATAGGAGATAAACTACAACCTAGTGTGACCAGTTTCATAGATATTTCTCCAGTAAACCTTCAAAGGTGTCTGCGTCTTTGTATCTTGTTTCTAATGCTTGTGCATAAGGCACAGTTTTTTTATTCCATAGTTTTGTTTGATCATTGCTGTCCAAGTATTTTACAATATGATCAAATCTACCATCTGCTTTTAATTTGTTTTGTATTGCTGATCTAATTGGTTCTGGGTAGACACCAATGTTCAAGTACTTGGGTGTTTGCAACATGTATGCTCCGATGTGAAACCAGTCAATACCCATACCTTCAAAGTAATTGTAAAATTCTGGTAACTGAAAACAATTAAATGCTTGTACTGTTAGCCCTAATCCCAAACTCACATTTACAGGCGAAGCATACAACGTTCTAATATTACTTACCACATCTTCAAACTCGGCTCCTGTGCGTATGTAATTGTACACATCATGCACACCATCAACAGATATTTTTACTTGCACATGTCTAAACTGACGCCATAGTTCTATTAAATCATGTTTCTTAAATTGTAGATGTGTAAGATTTGATGCATAACGTAATTGTATTTTGTGTCTGCGATGCTTGGGTATGCTGTTTAACAGCGTATAATGTTCTTCGTTAATAATTGGTTCACCACCTGAAAACTGTAGCCTATCAACATCTTCCCAAAGCTCTGGATCGTTTTGCAAATACTCATACAGTTCTAATGGGCGTAGCAGTCTAGTTTCATGTTGAAATTCATTGTCCTCGGGTGAAAACTTGCGTATAATATCCAAGTCGTGTGTACGTTTGTATGAGCTTTCAGTACTGCACATTTTACACTTTAAGTTGCAAAAGTTTGAAACTTTACTTTCAATCCACATAGGTGCTGTTTCAACAGTACCATCTTCAAACGCTACAATTTTATCTGCGTAGTCGTCCCAAAAGTCACGTTCGTTTATTTCTCTGTTGCTTTCTATTCCGTTGGCTTCGTTGTGCCAACACACATGACATGCAGGGTGTTGTTCGCCACGCATGAGTGCCGTGCGTAATTCTTTGTACTTTGTACCATTCCATGTTTCACGCAGATTACCAGCATTCATTATGCTTTCTTGTGCTTCACAGCAAGGCACAACATCTCCACCAGCACTGGTATAGATATGCATCCAGGGTAATATACACATGGTAGGACCTTTGGTGATCATAATTTTAACAATCTCCAAAGCCTATCAAACGTGTTAACATCATCGCCGCGAATCTTTGCAAGTCGATCTATGTCTTTGCGTAATTCTTCTACACCTATATTGCTACCAGTACGTTTGCACATTTTTTTAACTTTTTTATAATACTTTTCAAACTTGTGTGCTTTAGGATGATACTGCATAAACTGATTGTCCAGAGTATATTCTATTCTGTCTTTGACCCAGTCTGGATACATTGCAATACCAAGATGCTTTGGTTCAAATACTGTTTGCAACATAACATTGATATTGTAACGACCTTTAAAATAATGCACCACATCATAGATGTAAAGCACATTAAGTATGCCAACTGTGGTAGCCAGTTGCAGATTAACATTTGTATCTTTGGCAAGTTTGTGCCACTTTAAAAATATTTGTTCTGTTTTAATCCAGTCAGCACCTTTGCGTAGATATTCAAACTGTTCATCTAGTGCATCTATAGATAAACTTATGTCCACCTGTTTAAATTTAAGCAGAGCAGACTCATCCATTTTGTTAGGATAAAATGTACAGTTGGTAAAAATTTCTAGTGCAATTTGTTTTGCATAACCACTTAGTGCTAAACGTTTTATTAGATTTAAAAACTGTCGATGCAGGAATGGTTCGCCACCTGTAACTTTCATAAACTTGATGTTTTTAAAAATTTCAATATCTAGGTTATCTAAATCAAATTCATCTATGTATTTGCTTCTCACAGTCATGCCCATTTCTTTAGCATCACTGTCCCATTTGTTGCTCCAATCAGAATCACAGGTAACACAACGTAGATTACATAACCTACCCACAACAATTTCCATGCCAGCAAATTCTATATCGTCATTGTCCCACAGTTCAAAACTTTCATGACGCATGGAAAAGTTGCCATTCTTTTCATCTTCATAACACTTCCAACAACCAGGCACATATTCATTGCTCAACATTTTTGCACGAATGTCAGTGAACAGTTTGTCAAAGTTTTGTATTTTACCTTTGTCTTCTTTGGCTAAAAAGTTATGATTAAAACGACAGCAGGGCATCGCAGGATCGTTTGGAGTCACCTGGGCATGTTTAAATGGATATCTGCAAAAGAAACGACCGTGTTTGCTATTCAAACTTTTTGTGTTTCTTGTAGTACTTGATATGTTTTCTGATGTTAATGCGGTTGTAGGTTCCATCTCTGCTGTATTCGTCCCAGGCGTCATCGCCCTTGGCTATGTGTACAGTTTTACTTCTTTCGAGTCCAAACTGTTTGCATACTGCGTCTGCATGTTTGCTGTATACATTAGGAATAGTGTCAGGAGAAAAGTTTCTAATTAATTCTAACGCTATGCTTGTATTTAGATGTATGCCATGATGCCATTCTGTTTGCAAGTGTAAACTGCTATAATCTTCTCTGGTAAACACCATGCCTGCTCGCCAATTACCACTGCTTAAACTTTTGGTTGTGCTGAATGCTACTGCACGAATTGGATCGTGTCCAAATTTAACTTCAATGTCTTCGCAACAACCAAACCATGCACAATCTACATATATTGGTATGCTTTTTTCGTAGCATTGTTCTATGAGCCATTTCCAATACGGGTGCTTGTCACCATGTCCTGAGAATGGTGTGCTGATTATAACAGCATCACCTTTGCGTAGATTTTCATTTTCAATGTATTGTGTATGATCCCATTTGTATGCTACATCTCTGTGATAAGGATATTCTCCTTTAAAAACACGAATACGCTGACCCCGACTGGTACACATAAAGTGCCACCAATCAAAGGCCTGCGTGGTACCCAAACTTATTACTCTATGTGGATAGAGATCTATATCCAACCCTCTAAATGAGTTGAGTTTACTGCTACCTATCCATTCTGGAAATTCTAGCAAAAATGCGTCCTGAGATTTCGGAAGGTCGGAGGCGTCTATACGGCTCCAAAAACCTGAGTCCTGTAGGTAATCAAAGTAAGGATTGTGCCAAATTGAATTGGCACTCTTTTCAAAGTTTGGGGTAGTCATAGTATTTCTCATGCCATGGTTTTAGTGCTGGTACAAGATCAAAATAGTTAGTATCTCTTATCCTGTCTAAATCTCCCATGTATTTCAAGAAGTGTTTGAATCGTTTCATTCTTTCTTCTTCTGTGAACTTTGGTGTTTGTAAACTTTTAATAACATTATGGATGCCTGAGTTGTACTCACCGCCTGCACGATATTCCAATGTCTGTGGAATAAGCTGTACTTTAGAAAGTGCATCTTGTTTTATATCCTTGGGCAATACATCAATGTCCAAATACCTAGGCGACACCACTGTGTTACTGAAACTGAACTCGACACCATAATCTAAATATGGTTTTAACCAACGCCATGTGTCCAGTAGAGTCATAACGTTGGCACTCATAGTAGTTATCGCAAAACAAATTCGTAGATTTGGAATGTCTAAAAATGTTTTAACATTCTCTTCTAGATCTTCTGCTGTGTATTTGCCACCACGTAGAATACTGTACATTTCACCTGCACCTTCAATGCTGATGTACAGTTGTATTTCTTTAAAGTGTGGAAACAGTTCTAAAAATTCTGGATCCAACACAGTTGCATTGGTGCTGATATCTAGCGTGATATTTTGTGATGTTTTGTTGTTGACAAATTGCTGTAGGAGGTGTAGGTTGTGTTTTTCATAAAGAGGCTCACCACCACGAAGAGCAACAAACCTAAGATTCCTAAAGTGATCAGGGTTGGCAAAAAGATTATCAATGCAAGATACGTCCAGCCTGCCCCATGGTGCTGTTTTGCTACGCCAGTCTCTGTGTTGTAATTTTTTCTCATCTTTTATCCATGCTGTACTTACCTCACCTGAACAATGCACACACTTTAAATTACACACATTGCTGGTTGTAAAGTCCAAGTATACAATGTCAGGATCATCTTCTAGTGTTACTGGTCGCTGTTTTAGTTCGTGTGGAAATATATCCCAAAAATAATGTCGTCTGCTTTTACCAACCAACTGTTCTTTTTTCATGCAGGTTTCACAGAACTTGTTGTAGCGTCTTTTGATTATGTCTGTGCGTAAATCTCGTGCTACATCACTGTGCCAAAGTTCCTGTAACGTGTTCTCATATAGACTGCCGTAAAAGCCTTTGAAATGCATGTCGCTGTTGATACGACCATCAGGATGTACTGTTAGACAATTCCAAGGTGCTAAACATAAAGGATTTGGAGCATCATAAAAGTTGTTATAGATAAGACTCACAGTTACCATCTCGTACCCAGTCGCTGGTTAAACAATGAATGCCACCATCCCAAAAGTATTGGTGCCTCCATTTCCAGTAAACTGTATCTATGCCACGTTTTTCTATAGCAGTACGAGCCTTTTTATCATCACCTGTTACAATAACAGTCTTTTCGTCAATGCTTAGTACATTGACGTCAAAAACGCTTTCGTCAGCATAACCAACCCAATGTGAAAGCCATTTGCTGACGTATTCTCTGTGGAACCTACGCTTTCGTGTATTTAAAAAATCTTCAGGCATATCGTGTGTATCTTCTATTTCAATGATATCCCAACTTTTAAGTTCATCAGGTATCCAATCACGATTCCAAGTCATTAACACACCTGGTTTAAGCAATGCAATTTTTCCATCTATGTGTCCGCCAACTCTAACATCTATGAACTTGGTGTTAGGATACAATCTTTTTGTTATACGTTCAATCCAAGCTCTGCCATAGTTTGTGCCTTTGCCTCGTTCATCATGTCTTTGATATGGCTGTGAACACAATATCACATCACCTAACTTGATCATGTTGGCGGCATGATATATCAACTTTAAGTCTTGTTCAAAGTCTATGTATTTTTGTCCTGTGTTAACCATCACACCTGGCATACTGATCCAATCTCCTCCAATGAGCCAATTGGTTGTGTTTTCTCTATAATAGGCCATGTTTTCAAAGTAACGATTATCAGATCCTGTAAACATTTCAAACATTGTTTCTCCATATGGAAACAGCGTGTCACGTGGCATCAGTGGATGATTAGGATATCCACATTTCATCCAAGGCAAGTTAACTTGTTCTTCACCATTGATAGTAAATATGTTATCAGGACGAGTTACCATTACGTCAGCTGATTCAAGAATGCCCACAAGTGTTTGTAGGTCTTCTTCAGTTTCTTCAAATATTTGTCGCATAGATTCTCGCTGTTCGCGATTGCCATGCCAGTCAAATGTTTCTGGAGGATATGCTCTACCGAGCATTATTTGTTGTAGTGGCTGAAATTCAGTCCATGCATTTATCATTCTTGGTTAGACTCCTTGTATGATAATTATATATGTATTTAACGGAGATGTCAATGCTAAAAACACAAATTGCAATAGATCCAGAAGCAAGATGCTCAAACAAACTGGATTATCATTACTATGGTCCAAATGATAACATCTATGATACCATGTATGAAGCATTTGAATCAGGTGAACCTGTAATCATAGACGGTCACACAGTAGATGGTATTGACATGGACTATTATAGTAATTTACCTGAGTGGTACACAGACAAGAATGCTTGGGTGAAGCCATGGTATCTGTCAGATCTAAAACGTGAACCCATGCCTGCTAGTACCAAAGATATGGGATTAGACGGAGAAGAGTTTTTAAAACGACATAGAAAAGATCAAAAGCATTGGGACGCATTTTTTGATCAATGTTTTCCAAAATACACAGTAAATGCTCGTATGCTTTCGCACAGATACAATCAACTGGTGCAAAACAATCTGCACTTGGATTTGCCAGATGAAGAACACACAGGCAACGACCATCAAATACGCATGTTTCTAAATTTGGATCGTAAAAAGCCACGCATACTTGCATTCAGTTACAGCGTAGAACAGTATTTTAGATTGTACTATGATGAAAAAAGTCTTGACCAATTGGATAAAACCAACTATCATTCTTTTATAAAAGAACTGCGTGACAGATGTATTTGGAACGAAGACAAATGGGATCAGTTTCATTTGCCACGCCATTACATTACGTTTCCTCCTGGCTCTATGTGGTTTTTTAATGCACAATGGATTTCACATCAAATTATATTTGGTAACAAACTGCAATGCTACGAAGCTGATATAGAAGTAGACAGTCTACAGTTTCCAGAACTAGGTGTGCCTAACAGAATTGCACAGCTATGATTTGGATTGTTTCTAAATCTGGCATGTCTGCACAATTTTTAGAAGCATGTATCAATAATGTAGATTTATGTTCAGACCAAAAGCATTATGATTTAATCCAAACACCATGTAAATTTGGATATTTTTTAGAACTTAATCACGATTGGGGAGGTACCTATGTGCCTTTAAAAAGGACAACCCAAGAAGCATGGAACGATGAATGGTATGATGGATTTAGTCGTGCAAAAAGTATTGCTGAAAGCAAAGGACACAATGCTCTGTTTACACACAGGCATGATAAAGAACTTATTCAATGGATGAAGGAAGCAGGAGACTCAGTAATTGTACTGCGACATGTAAATCATTTGCCACTGTGGATTTGTCGTGAATCTGTGCTAGATGAAAAGTATGAAAAGACTGTGGGCTACTTCTTACAAAAATTAAAAAGTCGTCTTATAGAATTAGATACAATGCCTGATCACATCAGCGAACAACCATATCTAGATCAGAACGATTTTTTAACACTTGCTACCAGACAGTTACAAAAATTAGCACCCTGTATGGATATTGAACTTTTTAGACACAACTTGAATTACTATGTGCCAGCAAATTTAAAAGGCATTACAAAATGGGATATGATGACAGAAATAATAATCAAATATCATTCAAGTAATCCATTAATTGCATGGGGTTATGATGATTTAATCAACACTGATCTCACTTTTTAATCTTGCAAATTCAGGCGACACTTTCATAACATCATCATCTCTAAATTTATCATGCACTTCTGTAACACGCACATAGTCACGCATGTGACTTTCATTGTATATGTGTTTAGGATCTTCTGCAAAGTTTACACAATCCATTAGAGCTTCTTGCCAGGTTTCAAAGTGTTCGCTGTTGCCTATTTTGTGTAACAGCTTTTCTATTTTACGCTTTTGTTCTTTCTTTAACCAATCAGGTGCATGTTGCATACTGTAGTAGGCTGGCTCAATGAGTTGGTTACTGCTGAGTCCTATACCACGCTTCTGTGTTATTTGATAGTCATGTAAAAACTCAAAGAAGTCAGGCAGGTGTAGTGCGTTTGTAATTTGATTAACAGTGGTTACACGCACCTTAATACGTTTGCCTGCTTTGGTACTTGCAAAGTCCATTAACTTGGTAAAGTTTTTCCAAACTGAATCCCAGTTGCTTGGAGGACGCAGATAATCATTCATAGCACCCATGCCTTCAAGTGAACAGTTTACCACAACACGTTTGAACTGTCCTAGTTGTTCTAGCCAACGATCCTGCATGTTTGTGATGTTTGTATAAAATGACAGTTCAATATTTTTTGCATAATCGTTTGCTGTGCAATAGTCCAACAGACGAAACATATCTGGAAAGACTGTGGGCTCACCACCAATCATTTTTATTTCACGAGCATGTGGTATCATGGGTTCAAATGTGTTCCAATCAATGCCCGGTTGTAGCAGAGCTTCTTTTTTGTTGTCAGTTACACGTTCCCAGTCTTCATGCTGTACAGGTGCACCATACTTTTCTTTTATTTTTGCACGTTCGACGCTAACCAAATGTGATGCATCTTTGTTGCACATTTGACAATGTAGGTTGCACATGTTACCCAAACGAAAGTCAAACTGCACAGGACTGGATACATTTTCATCTAGTGTTGCTGTGTAGTCTTGCCATTTTTGATTTTCCCATTGTCTACTCGATCCAATACCATTGCGTTCCAAGTGTTGACATTCTGAGCATTCAGGCCTCCACTTGCCAGCCAACATGTCTTTGCGAACCTCTTTCATGTAATCAGAGTTCCATATTTGTTCCATGCTTAGATGATTTTGGTTTAATTCTTCAGCAGGTTCTTTGGCCATACAACAAAGTCTATAACGCCCATGGTTATAGGTGCTGTACTGCACAAAAGGTAATGCACAGTAACCACTCATCGATGTTTCCTTGTACGCATGTCAGTGGCATTCATACAGCGTGGCTGTTCACAGATGTAAGGCTCAGTGGGCCAATTTAGTTTATCCAATTGATCCAATCTACCTATCTTATCTGGGTGTGACCAATTGGCCTGTGGACACCATGATCCTGCTGTAATTTCTTTGAACTGATTAATAAAAATTTTATCTATACCTATGTAACATTTCATGCCTGTAAAAACATTATGATTTTGATTTATGTTTCTGTTTGCATGTAGTAGTTCTTCTTTGCCATCGCTGTATGTAATTATGTGTGGCACACCTATACGCTTTGGTTTGGCTCTAGGCAATGTCCATTCAGAATTATATGTGTTAAACAGAGCATAAGTTTGTAATATGTGTTCCTGTTCTTCTGTGTAAGGATAACTTTTAGCACCAAATTCAATTCGCATACGCTTGAGGCTCACTGGATAACCATTGCTGTTACTGGCTAATAATTCAGCACATGCAATAGACTTATCCCAAAGCTCGGGCAGTATAGCAACCAGCACATTTAGTTCATTTACGCCTGGTTTATAGAATGTGTGTGCTACATCTAGTAGGTGTTCTGGGTCGCACGATTCAATATGCACACTTAGATTAACTGTGTCAATTAGATCTCCGTAACGTTCCCACCAACGCACGGTGCGTGATCCATTTGTAATTACGCTGATTAAATTTTCTGTATTGTGTTTTTTGATGGCTTGCAAAAACTTATCAAAGTTTGGCATCACAGTTGGCTCACCTCCACTCAACACATACTGTATGGGTCGCTGAAAATGATTGTGCATTGCATCCAGTATTTCCAACCATTTGTCTTCTGTGGGCCATGGTTGTTTGCCGTCATGCAACGGAGGAGGACAATATGAACAAGCATAGTTACAGGTTGTACCCATGCTCCAATCTACAAGTGCAATATTCTTCTGTGGTACAATGCTGACAATATCAGGCAAATTGTTCTGCAAATGCATCAAATTTGTCTCCACACTTCTGAGCACACACTCCTAGTTTACCAGATTTAATACTGTCTTTGTTCCAACTGTTTTTTATACTACCAAGTATACCACTTTCAAAAACTGTTTCTAGTCCGTGTACTTTACAATCAATGACATCTTTGCCACCTACACCATCTATGTGATCCCAAATTTGTTCTACTTTAGGATCCAACTGCCACCATTTGTACATGCGTCCTGCTGTCCAACAGCAAGGCAACAGCAATCCTTCTGCTGTGATATAGATGTTCTTTTCTTCTGCTACCTTGCATTTAATTTTACATGAATCGTAATAATCCATCATTGAACCAAATTGATTTTTAATTTCTTCTTCTTTGGCAAGTGCTTTGTTTTGATATGCTTCATTTTTTGGTTTTGCCAGAGTTGCAGTATCTTCGCCTTTTCTGTTCTGTGCTTGATGTGTTTCTTTGCCTGTGTTTTTTGCTGTACTAAAAAACCTGCCAGTTTTCTTTGCTCTAAACTTTTCAAAACCCCAAGCCATTGCCATGCCTTCTGCGTCTTCCACTTGATGTTCATTGTAGTCAAATATGATGTAATCCCATCTAGCTCTACCACCTGCATCTATAAAACTTGTAAATGAACGCTCTACAATATCCCAACGCACATTCTGTCTGTACATGTGATTTGTGTCTTCAAGTCCATCCAATGAGAATATAACTGCACCCATACGACCATAAACTCGTGCAAGTTCACGCCACCAATCTGGATCTTTTGCTCCGCCGTTTGTGTTCATGCTCAGCCAAATTTTAGGATTGTGTTGTCTAAAGTATTCAAATATTTCTAGTGTGTCACGTGCCACAATAGGATCACCCAAGTTGCCACACATATACATTGTATTAAGTTGTTGTATAAATTTTGGTTCAAATATTGCTTTAGCATCATCTAGTGTAAGTTCAGCATTTGTGATATGTCGATTGTCGCGACCGCCATTTTCATTGCGATCACACATAGGGCAAGCCGCCTGGCACCTTTGTGTAACTTCCAAATGTACCATTTTAATATCGTTGTAGCTATACACTTTGTTTACCAAGCAACCTTTCTATAATTGCACTTTCATGTTTTTGTGTTTTGTTGTTAAACTGATCTACACTTATGATGCTGGGCTCATCATCCATCAACACAGCCATTTCTGGAAATGTTTTACAGAAGTCTAAGTTTCTAGTTTTATCAATGAGTCGTATGTATTCTCTAAACTGTGGCATACGTCTGCTCCAGTCTTCACTTTTCATAAAATTGATCATGCCACGCATACGTTCTATGCCGTGACTTGCATTCATAAAATCGTCCTTGGTTACTTTCCCTCGGTACCAACTTGGTATTCCTAATTCCCAATTTTCTTCCCACCATGTATAAAACTTTTCATACTTGATTTCTGTTTGCTGTTTGAACCATAATGGCAATGTCTTTACATTCAAAGGAGCAGGCCAATAAACAAAATGTGTGTTCACACTTCCTGCTGAAAAAGGCCACATGTTTACTTTTGTAAAGCCTTGTTGCAGTTTCCATTTGAAAAAATCTGGCAGATAATATATGTTCAATGCATTAACGGCACAGGCCAGAGTTACTTCAACATTGTCTGTGGTTTCGTTGTTAAGTTTCCATATCTGTCTAACTTGATGATTCCAATCGCTGGGGTAACGTATGTAATCATTCATTGCACCTATGCTGTCTAAACTGTAATGAAAACGCACCAGTTTAAAATGACTCCACAGTTCAAACAAATCATCACGCCATTCAACAGCATTTGAATTGTAACGCAGTTCTAAATTAGGTGCATGTCCACTTTCAATTATTTTTTCTAATATTGTGTAGTGTTCATCCATCACAGTTGATTCACCACCAGCAAAATAAAGTTGTAGCATGTTTGGTATCTGTTTCCAAAACTGCTCCCAAAACTTGTCATTGCTTTTGTGCCAATTGTAACTGGCGTTAAAGTTTTTACCTTTGTTTTCCCAATTCCATATTTCTTTAAGTTCAGGATCTTTCAGTTGTGGATACATTTTGTTCCACTCTTTGACCCAACCTGATGAATCATGTGGTGAACACATAACACAGGCAAGTTGACATTTAGTACCCATACGCAAATCTATGTAACGCAGTTTGGTTGGTATGCTACCATCTGTTTCTGTTTCTTTGAGCATTTCATCAATATCAATGCGTTTGCTCCAATAGTTTGTTTCCCATTGGCGTTTGCTGTGATGTCCTGCATCTTCTTCTTTGTAGCACTTCATACAGGAAGGAGGTCGCTGTCCTTTCAACATCATCTGTCGTGTGCCACGCATGTACGAATTGTTCCACGAACTTTCAAGGTCAGAGTTGTTTAAATTGGCTGGTATACCCTCCTCTGTACGCAGTACACCCACCTGTCCTCCAAACTCTTTGTCGTTGGTTACACCAACACTACTGGCGTTTGCTGTACAGCATACACGCATAGCACCGTCAGGACGAGTGCTTAAATGTATCCATGGCAACACACAAAATGTATCGCTGGGTGGTGTAAAACGTTTCTTGGTCATACTATTATTTACTGATTCATTTTCTCTACACGCATTGACTTACTGCAATTTTCAACACACAATGGAGGTGGTGTAGTGTTCCAATTATCTGTGTTCCAATGCTCTGTGAAAGGTTTGCTTTTTAATATAGCAGTCAATTTGTGTTTGTTAATATCATTCCAATCGCTGGGCAGATTATCTATGTAGTCGTCTCCTGTACAGCCAAATCTATTTGCGGCCGCACTATAAAAACAGCAAGGCCATACACGACCTTCTGTGTCTAATTTTATTTCTTTTTCACGCAGAGCTAGACAATCAATCATTGCAATATGCTCCGTGCTTGTTCTATCATATCGTTTGCCTTTGATATATTTGCATCAGCAATCAATCCATATTCTCTATCTTGGAATTTAAAATCAATGCCTATGTTATACTGTTTAGCAATTCTGGCCGCTTCTGGTATCTGTTGCCAGTTCCAATCAAATATAAGAAAGTCCCATGAACAACCTCCTTCATGACAATGTTGTGCAAATGTTATCATGTTATCCATTGCACGTTCAAAGTTAACTCGCTTTCTGTACAGATCATTTACTTCTGCTGTGGTTCCATCTATAGAAAAAACCAAGTGTCCAAACGGATCTAATGTTTCTGCTAGTTTAACATAGAAGTCTTTGTTTCGCAAGCCTCCATTTGTGTGAACAAGAACTGTGTTTTCCTGTCTGTGTCTAACATAACGAATAATATCAAATATCTGTGGGTGCATCATTGGATCGCCAAATTCACCACACAATTTTATTTTGTAATCTTTGCCATGTGGAATATTATTTTTGATCCATCGTATAACAGTTTCAAATGGAACATGTTCCATGCTCAGCAGTTCACAAGTTTTAAAAGGAGTTTTGAAAAAATCTTCAAATCTACCACAGCTCGGACAACCGGCTTGGCATTGATTTGTTATGTAAACATCTAATACTTTTAGTTGTTCACGCCAGTCAATATTAGACATAAACTTCTTTGTCTGGACTTCCCATTTTAATAACTTTCAGTGATTTTTCTGTAACATCACCGGTTATTTGTAATGCTGGCCGTTTACGCCAACTGCCATTCCATGTAGCATGTGGTAGTGTACTCCATTCCCATACAAGGAATTCACCTGCTCGCCAATGTGTATGGTAGTAAGTGCCAAACATAAAAAGTTGTCCAGGCTCCCAATCTTCTAAAAATACAAAGAATCTTGCTTTGTGTAATGCATGTTTAAAATCAGGATTATCAACCACACGTTCTTTGCTGGGTATTCCAGGCAAATTATCTATATGATTGGGCAGTTGATCTGACACCAATTGATCGTTAAACTTCCATGTCCTGTTATCTCCCAGTCCAAAGTGTTCTGCCATAGCAACCAGTTTTGGAAATTGTTCTCTGTTGTCTTTATCAAAATGTCTTTTGTGAAACATGGGTGCATCTGGTTTGCCACCTTCTGCTAACATAGGAGCATCTTCTTCTGCATGATACACTCCGTCTACTGTGCCTGCTTTATTGGCGGCATGTCCATAACCTTGTTTGTTATACGGAGCCGCGGAAACACCCAGTTCACGCATTGCATCTATTTCGTCTTGCCAATCGCCCACAAACCTGCCTAACACTTTCATGTATTCGCCAGGTTGATCTTTACGCCATTTGTCAAAATGCCAATCAGGAAAAGGCTTGTTTTCTATTGTTATTTCCATTATGTAATCCGTTGATATGTGATGTAAACGTCATTCCATTTACCATTATTACTGTACTTATCTGCATTAAAATTAGGTAACTCTGTGAAACTGTTCACATCACTTGCAGGTTTCCATGCCATATTGTTGCGTATGGCAAAGTCTAACATGTATGCATTTTCATATCTGATACGTTCATGCATGGTGTTATAATCTTTGTATCCTGGTCTATAATCAGGCCAGTGATCTTCTGTGAAGTCCATAACTTCGCACCACCAAGCAAAACTCTTTTGTGGTTCTCTGTACACTAAAAAAATAAAATCGCTAGAAAAGTTTTCTGCGATCCAGTCTAAATTATAATGTCTAAGTAGGAAATGGTTTTTAATAATTCTAGTGCCAGTGCCTGTGAATACAGAACGGATATCTTTTTGTATTTGCTCTGTGCCTAGTTTTTGTAGTTCCATCCAATGCTCCCCACAACCCATTCCTGGTCCCCAATAAGCACCAGAGTGTCCATTTAATGGATTGTGAGGGTTTGCATTTTTATGGAAAAATCTTCGGTCGTCATTTTCATCTGTTCGATCCACATTGTCACAAGCATTAACCAGTAACCTGTGTATTCCGCTCCATCGACTGCCAGGTACTCCTGCGAACCAAAGATTATTCATTACTCTAACAGTTCAGGTTTGAACACACCTTCTGTGCCAATAGTAAATTGTGTTACTTTTAGCAGATTTTTTAGAGTATCTTCGTTGATCAAAGTAAACAACATATCCACATGAGCTTGTGCTTCTGCTCCTGTGAGTGTTGGATATTTGCCAACTTTTTTGTTAATAATTTTCATGCTGTCTTTGTCATTTAACATGTCAGCAATAGCATCAATTATTACCTGTTTACGTGGATGATCTCGTGGTATCCAAATTGCTTTTTGCAATCCGTCTCTCCAACTTTTAAGAAGTTTGTATGCATCATAAAAGTCACCATATGGATAAACATCATGTGTTAGCATGAATTTGTCTTCCAATAGTGTGCCTGGAAAGTTTGGATCATCTTCATGTTCACCTGTAGAAGCATTTAGAATACCATGTGAGAACCAGTATTCACCTGTGCCGTCCTCCATCATTTCTTTGTACTTCTTTTTGGTTTTGATTGGATTATCACGTGATGCATTCAGTTCACCATTCATAAATGCAATCCGTCTATCGCTACCGCCATATCCTGGAATCCATACAACTTTGTCTTTGAAACAAGCCAGATATTCATCCACACTCATTTCTGTGCCACAAGTGAGCAGAGTAACAGCCATTGCTTCTGATACTGTGCCTGACCCAGATGCCATGATTGGTGTATCTTTGGTTGGATCAAATGACTTCCATTTGGTAACAATAATGTTTAGATTTTGAATTAGAATTGGTTCAAGGTTTCTATAATCAAATCCTTTTAGATCAACCTGTAGAAAACTTTCAGCATTACCACCATGTGTAATTTGTAACACATGATCATCAGCTTTGTTTAGTGTAACATAGTCTTTGAGTGCTTTTCTATCACTTTCACCTGTTACAAACTCTAGTACAATTTGATCATCTGCTGGTAGAAATTTATTGATTTCTGTAGCAATTAAATTTGCCCATGTACCAGTTCCTCCGGTGGGCTTTTGTGGAACTACAACATTGAAATCAGCATGTGCCGTAGTTGCCAAAGTTAGAGCCGTGATCGCTCCGAGTAGTAGTTTTTTCATAACATTTCCTTTAATTTCTAGGTTTTGCTTTTTGGCCTGTTGCTTTATATACCTGAGCAATAATGCTTGTGGTTGCTGGTTCGACCAATGCACTATTTACTCCGGCCCAAACAGCCATTGCAAGATCTCCATGGAACCATTCGTAGTCACCCATGTCAGCCTTTAGTTTATTTAATTCTTCTTCATTGCTGAAGGCTTGAGCAATAGTTTCCTGCATCTGATTCTTGTATGGAGATTCACAAATAACAATCAATGAATCCAAAAGATGTGATGCATTCGCGGCCGTTCGCATGGCTGAATAAAATTCACCCTGTGGCCATTCACCCCAACGTTTTACAAATAAATGTTCAAACATAGGACCTCTTTGCACAGTATTTGGATCAGGAGCAATACCATCCATGGTTTGTACACCCCAATTGAATAGTGGCTTGAAGCCTCCACGTGGACCTTCAATTTTGCCCATAAGTGTATCTTCTTTCAGCACACGACTGCCAGGAGCTCTACTGAAATCCAATTCACCATTTAAGATACCCAAACGTCTGTCTGGACCTTTCATGCCTGAGATAGCATTAATACCATCAGGACCAATATAATTTAAATATTCCTCTGTGGCTCTCCACGGACCAAGTGCCAACAGCACAAGACCCATCACATCAGGAGTTGCTTTACCATGAATAGCAATATTGCCTGTGGTAAAAGTCAATGGATCAACGTCATTGTGTGTATACACCACACTTGAATGATTGTTGATCAGTAACGGACAATAGTTTTTAAAATCATGTTTTGCCCATTTAGGATTCACCATGTATTCAGTGGCATATTCTGAACTGGTTGACAGTATGGTTGGATCATTTACATTTTCCAAATACTCATCAACTGCTTTACGACCGCCAGAACCATTTACGTGCAGTACATCTACAGGATTGGTTGTCACAGTACTCAACATTTTTGCAATGTTGATGTTCCATTGTCCGGTGGCCCCTCCAGCACCTCCGTGTGTGTAAATTTTATAATCAGCATGAGCTGGAGATACTAACAGAGTTAGTGCAATCAGTAGTCTTTTCATAGTTTACCTTTCTTCTACTTGTATAATTGATGGTTTACACCAGGCAGAGTAACGTCCTGCCAATCTATCACTTTCGCGATTAATCATTTTGGCATACCAACTGCATTTCTGCATGTTAGGATACTCAATTTGACCTTCTGTTTCTTGTCCATTCATTAGCATTAATATGAAAACCAATTTATCCAATTATAATGTCCTTAATGCCTCTAATGGATTGTTTGATTGATAGACAGGTCTGCCTACCACCACGTAATCAGCACCATGAGTAAATGCTTTTTCTCTAGTTGCAATACGTTTTTGATCATCACCTGATTGACCCCATGGTCTTATACCAGGTGTTACTATTAATTTATCTTTGTAATTGTGTCGTATAATTTTAACTTCTTCTGGCGAACATATCACACCATCTGCTCCAAATCTAAATGCAAGTTCGGCTCTGCGTTCCACAATGTGTTGAATATCACCATCCACAACTAAATTCATATTCAAATCATTTCTGTTTAAACTGGTTAAAACTGTAACAGCCAGTATCTTTACATCACCTTTTACTTTACTTGCCGCCTCAACAATGTGTGGATCGCCCATTACAGTTAGAAACTTAACACCCATATCAGCAACATTGCGAACTGCATCTTGCACAGTATTGCCAATGTCATACAGTTTTAAATCTAAAAACACATTTTTATATCGTGCTAGATTTCGTACTGCATCAAATCCATTTTGTGTTACAAAATTAAGTCCTGTTTTGTACCATTGATGATTATCAAGTTTTTCAATTAAATTTAGATTATCTTTCAATGTAGGCATATCCAATGCCACTATTGTTTTATCATGCATAATTTATACTCGATTTGTTTCTAATGCCATAAACGGCAATAGCAATTATTACTATCATTATACCCATAAAAGTTGGATCTGTCAACAGTTTTTCGTATCTTCCTGTCTTTATATACAGAGCATACGTGGCACTTGATTTATCCTCAATTTTTTCACTCAGTATAAATGCAAGTAACAGAGCAGGTCTACTGAATTTAAGTCTTTTACAGGCATATCCAATACAACTCAACACAATCAAACACATCATGTCTTCCATGCCCCAGACCCATTTCCATTTGTACCATTCTGGATTATTCACACTCAATGCACTTAGAATTGTGATTATAAACAATGGAATCATATAGTAACGAGCAGGAATGTACAGTAACATGGCCAAATAACGAATAGCAATCAAACACAGAATACCTGTTGCAATTACTCCTACAAAATATCCTATTGCGACTGCTGATAAAAACTCTTCGTTTTCCAATATACTTCTGTCGCCCACGTCATAGCCCAGCCACATCCATAGACCCATTATAATCATTGCCCACTTACCACCAGGAACACCCAACAGTATTGTAGGCACAATAGCACCTGCCTTACCGGCATTGTTAACACCTTCTGGTGCAATAACACCCACAATGTTACCTTCGCCATATGGAGTGCCATCACCTTTGCTTTTCCTTGATGCAATGCCATAACACAGCCAGTCTGCAGAACCACCTCCATAGCCAGGAAGCAATCCATGAAACATTCCAACTGCTCCGCCAAACATGTTCCAACGCCAAAATTTAATACTGTCTACCATGCCTTGCCATACCTGTAACCATAGATTTTCTTTTTCTACTCTATAAACTTTATAGTTTAGACGTACTGCTTCAATGATTTCTGGGATTGCAAATATACCTGCGGCCACTAGTACAACACTTAAACCGTCTTCTAAATAATCAAAACCAAATGTGTATCGTGTGGTACCAAACGGATCATCACCTATCATACCAAACCATATACCCAATGCAATGGCAAACACAGTTCTAACATAATGTCGGTTTGTAATAAAGATAACCATGGCAAAACTCAGCATCAGTATTGCAAGATATCTTGGTGTAGTGATATAAGGCACCAATGCTTTGTAATAATCCATAAACAGGAACACAGGCAATCCCCACAACAAACCTTGTAGTGTGCTGGTACTGATCGCGGCCGATAAAGCATAAGCACCTTTGCCTTTTCGTGCAAGTGGGTATCCATCAACCATGGTGGCCGCAGAACTTTGAGCACCAGGTATGCCCATAAGCACAGAAGCAAAACTGTCGCCAGTGACACAACTCATAACGACTGCCATGCTAAATGCCACAAAGGCTAAACTGTTATCTTGGAAAAAAGGAGTGCCTGCAAATATAAAAAGAGTAAGTAGTGCTTTTCCAGGTCCACTTGCTGGTATTAATCCAACGAGTAATCCATAGAAAACACCACCTACTATTATTGCCAAAACTACTGGATCAAACGGCATTACTTGCCCTCTGTGAAGTGACCTTTAAACAAATTACGAATCTGCTTTTCAACATTAACTCTAATCTTCTCGTAATCTAATACAACCTGCATATCATCAATGTCGTCTTCCTTGCTAACACTTTTTAGGAGTTCATTTGTACTCTTAATATGTTTAATGTCTTTTTGCTGAAGGACAAGATTTTTTCCGCTTACCAGTTGTAGTTTTATATTGACAATATACTCAATAGGAATCTCGTGCATTTGAACTTCATTTACGATCTGTTCAAATGATCTATCCGTTTTCTTGATGGCCATTTTTAGCTGGCCGATTTTTTAGGACGACCGCGAGTCGGTTTAAGGCTAGGATCCATTTCATAAGCCTGAGCTTTTAAACTCTCAGCTTCTGCTTCATACCCTTTTGCTTGGGCGAGCATGTTGGCCGCCAATGCACTATCATCTAATGCACCGTCTGTGGGTGCTGATGCTTGTGGAATTGGTGGTGTTGGATTAGCCAACTGGTCAACGTTTTCTGTTGTAATTCTTCGTTGAGCTTCTGGATTATCTTGAACTGTGGCAGGACCTGCTACATCAAGACCTTGCTTTTTAGGTAGGGCATTGTCTTTGTCGCCTGTCTGTTCAATGATTAATTTATTAAGTTCATCTAACTTAATTACTGTGGTTGAATTAGGCTTCATATCAACATTACTAGTTGGAACCTTTCTAAGCCAACCTGCCTGATGAGCAAATGCTAGAATGTTTTGACCATTGGTAAAAACTGTCCTGTCTGCTACTTCCCACAAGTTGCCTGTGGCTTGAGCCTGATCTCCATCAACCATTCTGATGATATCATCATGTGCCCATTCTGGTAAACTTTCAGTTTCAATTATCAAAGCACTTTCTCTATCATCTGGTAGCTGTCGCATCATGACCACACACCTTGTACCGGTGTTAGCCAATGCTCCTACATGTTTTGTATTAACTGCCATCTTTTACTTCTCCTTCGGCTTGTTCTTGAGCCGCCTTAGATGCCTCTTGTTGCTGTCTAACTTGTTCAACAAAAGCATTAATTCTGTCATAAACTTGACCAACTTGACTCATTTCTGCGCCTTTAAATGCACCCCTTTGTACTGCAACGTCAAGTGCTTGTACAGTGGCCTGCAAATCTTGAACATTGAGTGCAACATTGTTGCCTTCAATTTCTTCCGGTGTTGGTGGTACCGGAGTATTTTTATCTTCTTTTGCCATGGTTACTCCTATTGTGTCAGCATAGTATATTTAGTTATATACGTATATAATGAACCTAAACGTCTTGGCTTAACTTTTTCATTGCTAAAATTTGCATGAATTGGTCCTTATCTTGAGGACTAGCAAACCAAATTCTGTGAATGTATTCTTGTACATTGGGTTCTGTAGGGTGTTCGTAACCCTCTTTTGCATGAACTTCTTCAATGTAATAGTAATTACTTATATTGATTTCATTCATGATTTGTTGATCAAAACCTTCGCTTTGAACAATAACTCTATTTTGCATTAATTTAAACCAAAGCTCTGTGCCAGCAAGACTAGTTACATCTTCTTCGCTGAGAGCAAAACCTTGTTCGTCAACTCTTTTTATTTTCATGCGGCCTCATCTTCAAAATGCACAGTTCTGCCAAACGGTGCTTCTAGTGTTTTATCATAATGACTGTGGATAACAAACAATGTATCGCAGTAATTAGGATCTCCCCATTCACCAAATGGCATACCATCTGTGAACATAATCAACTGTTGAGGCTCAATATCATTTTCTTTCATGTATTTCCAATTGGACATGAAGTCTGTGCCTCCACCACCAAGCAATTCATACTCAGTAATTTCTCTGCCGTCATCACTTGTAAATTCATCATAGCCATACACTTCTGTATCGAATGTCCAAATTCTCAACTTGTATTGTGCGAACTGTTGCATCATGCCATGTATTTCACTGATAAACATCATGCCCTGTTTGTTGGTAATACTACCACTCATGTCCATACAAATACAAACGTCAATTTCTTGATCTCTTTCCATACCAGGCATAATAGCATCTGAGTGCCAACCTCTTCGTGTGGGCCTCATGAATGTGTAATTGTTTCTTACACATGATTCAATGTTTGCATTTACCAATTCCTGCCACTTCAGTTTAGGTGCAGTCATTTGATCAATCATTCGCTTGATACCAGCTGGTACATCTCCAGCACCTGCGTTCTGAGCCGCATTTATCATTGCTTCTTTTATTTCATTAGCAATCTGTTGTTTCTCTTCTTTGCTGAGCTTAGGCTTGCCTTTACCGGGCTTGTCACCTTTGCCGTCACCTTCTTCTTCGCCTCCAGAACCTTCTTTAACTTCAATGTTACCATCTTCATCAATCATGATGTGTACATCAAGTGTTTGCAATTCTGGTGGAAGTTCACCTTTGTCTTTCAATTCTTTGAGATGATTGTAAACTTCAAAACTGTTCCAACCTTCATACTGGTAATCTAATAAACCAACTGCTGGCATTTCACCAACACCTGTTTTTACAAGATCCATGTTAATAATATAATCTGCGGCAATATTAAACAGCCTTTTGTCATCATAATCTGCCATGGGCGTCATGTGATCATAAACACAATGCATCACTTCATGTGCAACCACAAAAGTAATTTCTGCCTGTGTCAACACTTTGAAGAAGTGTGGATTGTAGAACATGCTACGACCGTCTGTGGCGGCAGTAGGACACCATGCATCTGTGATCTCAACCAGTGTTAATCGTATAGCCAGTTGAGCAAAAAACGGATGTTTAAAAAGCATCTGCACTCTGGCACGAATAACTTTTTCTCTGATATCATTGCGTTCTGCATCTGTTAGTTCAGCATCATAGTCCACGTTTTTATACTTGGCCATGACTGCTTCTCGCATCTTATCTTCTTTGGTGTGTGCATCTTTCATATCTGAACCCATAGCTTGATCAAATATCTGTCCTTGCATTTCTGCTTCTTCTTGTGCTACACTTTTTCCCATAATCTCTCTTTCCTATGTTATACTTATATAGTATGACATCTTGCTTCTTTTGTCAACCATTAAAATGTGTTAATTTAAAAAAAGCTCTAATTTGTTCATCATGTATATAAACGTGAGCTTCATTCAGTTCCATTCGCCCTGTGTACTGTTCTTGTTCCTGTGTGTAAACTTCGTAATCTAATCTGCTGACATTGTTTTTTGCAAACCATTGGTGCCATTGTCGGAGTAGATCATGTTTGCCAGTAACATTTTTAAACACCAATGGTTTGACATTCTTTTTCCATTCATCTTTGTATAATGCAATTTCTAATGCTTCTGGAATAGTTTTCCAGTTGTCACGCCAGGCATCTCCGTAAAGACGCCTGACCACTCTTTCCCTTAATTGGGTTTTATTCATCATCAGTTCCAAGGATGAGTTTACCATATCTCTTGAAAAACTCAGGAGCATGTTTGTTCTTCTTTGGGTGAACAGGTAATTTGTAAGTGTTCAACATCACCCTACCACTAGCAAGAACCAATTCAGTTTCAAAGTTCTTCATCATAAAAGCAAGAACATTATCCATTGCTTTGGTAAAAGTTTCTTCTTTACCATTACGTTCAGTAGTTTCAAGAAGCTCTTTCAACTCGTATGCAATCGAAGTTGACAAAGAATACTTTGCACTAACATCAGTATCTGATGCAACTTCAGTAACCTTACCTGATATAATATCAGTTGGGTTAGGCATTTTAGCACTCATCTTCATGTGAGTGTTGAACTTAAGAGCAAGTCCTTCACCAACATAAGCACTCACCATGTCAATGATATCATTGTCTGTAAAGTCAGTATCTTCGATACCTTCAAGGTTATCGCTCACAAACTCCCAAGTTCTAGGAGTAGCAAAGCCTCGTGAACTTGAAGTAGGATCGAAGGTGTACAAGTCTTGCTTGTGACAAGTAAGATAACCAACCACATCAGGATGAATAGGAGTTGGTCTCTTTGTACCAACCTTCACTGCCCAATCCAACCATGGAAGAAATTCACACTTCAATTCAAAGTGTCCAAAACGATTCTCCAACGGCTTAGGCATTCTGTAAGAAACACCTTTGTCTGTTTCTCTGTTACCGGCCGCGATAACAACCACATTGTCAGGCAGTTTGTACTGTCCAACTCGTCTGTTAAGCACTAGCTGATAACTTGCGGCCTGTACTGCTGGTACAGCCTGGTTAAATTCATCTAAGAACAGTACGACAGTATCATACTGTTTAGCAACTTCTTCTGAAGGAAGATCAACTGGATCAGCCCAATCCATCTTTCCTGATTCTTTGTTATAATAAGGAACACCACGAATATCTGTGGGTTCAACTAAACCTAATCGCATGTCAAACATACATGCTTTACCAAGATCACCACTATCGACAATCTGTTCAATAAGCATAGATTTACCAATACCTGGTCCACCCCATACAAACAGTGGTCGTTTCAGTTTAAAAGCACGTAACACCTGCTTCTTCAACTGTACAGTATTAACTGTTCTGCGATCTTCTATCATTGTTGCTGGCATATTCAACTCCTATTTTTTTCTACCTACACTATTATAGTATGACATCTTGGTATAAAGGTCAACCTTTTTATGCATCTTTTTTTAAAAAAATTGTGTTTTTCTTCTGTTTCCATGTCCACCACATTCAACTACACACCTACTGATATAAAGATTGTGTTCTGTGTTCCAACTATCTGCTAATACTTCTTTATAATACTCGTGATCTAATATTTTGTCAATTGAATTGTGTTTCAAATTGTTCCAATCTGTGCCGTACAAGGCTTCTAATTCAAGCAGTTTTGCACGACCTTCTGCTTCTCTTATGCTGTCATGATACATATCTCCAAACCAACAACAGGGCCATAATCGTTGATCGTGTGACACATATGCTTGTCTTTGATGTATCAGTCTACAGTTTATGTCGTCAAATTTAACAGTTTTTAGATTGGACATATTGTTATATACTTGGTGTTTTTTCCGTGCTTCTGTGTGCAAATTTGAAGTGGTTACTTGGTATGTTTCAGTTGTGTTTTTTCGTTTTACAGTTGTGGTCCACGGCACATAGTTACGAGCAGATCGACGCAGTCTAAATTCAAAATTAAGTTTTTGTGCCAAAGTTCGTGCATTGTCAATGTCGTGTGCATTGTGATCAAACTCTATGTATTGCCATCTAGCTCTACCACCTGTAGATGCATATGCTGTCATGTTGTTCAACAGTTTTTGCCAATCTACATTAACACGATACATATGATTTGTATCTGTATAGCCGTCTACATTGAATACTATGCATAATCTTTGTTCATATGATTCACTCAGTTTGCCCATGGTATTCCAAAATGATTCAGTTTGCATTCCGCCATTGGTATCCAAATAAACTTGATCAGCATTATTTTCTAATAGATATTCACAGATAGGCAGTATGTCACGAGCCATGCCTGGATCACCATACACACCTGAAAATCCAAAATGACGTTCATTGATAACTTCTGGAGGAAATATGTGTTTAAATTCTTCTAGTGTGATTTCCAACATATCAAGATCAGGATGTGTGTCGCCATCTAGTGTTCGCGAACAACCTGGGCAACGAGCATTGCATTTAGAAGTGATTTCTATTTCAAACTGTACTGGTAACATTTTTTATTCCGCAAAAATATTTAACCAAGTATCAGCATCACCATACATTTTTAACCAAACTGATGCTTCTTCTTCAAACAGAATCAAATGTTTTTTTGTAATATACCAAGGCCAATTCATTGCTCGATCTAAACGAATAAGTGTGCCAGCACGTTTGGTCCAATCTTGTTCTACTTTGAACTCATAACTTTTGTAATGTTTTTCTAAAAACATCAGCCCTGTGCTTTTCAAACGAAGGCTTTTGCCATAAAATATTTGGAGGGGATTGAATTTTTCTACTGCTTCTTTTTTTGCGTCAGTTAGAATTTTTTCACGTAAGATCTGTTTCCTGGATGATTTGTCCATCTGTTAGCATGACAACAGTAAAAGATTTTGTCGTAAACTTTTTGTTGAGTCTTTCTGCTAGATTAAAAGCATGACCACTGTTACTAAAGCTGACTTTTTTATATTTGGGTCCTGGATAATCTGCGGCATAATTGCTAACACGTAGGTTAATTGGTTTGCCTTCATAGTAGACTGCATAAATGGCATTTGCCTTTAGTATTTGTTCACTCTTAAAAGTCTTCTTGTCTACGTGTTCTAGTATTAATTCTGGTTTAGGTCTCGCCATTGTCGTATCCTGTATTATAACAGTATTTATCGACTCAACAAGTTTTAGTGGTGTTTAATTATTCTGATGGAACAATATCTTTTAATGCTGGACCTGTGTATGGCGTAAAGTTATTTCCGGAACCTAACAGACACATCATTCCGTCTGGCATTCTAGCAAACATACTAAAATGTCCTGTATCTTGGTTAACCATAGCCCACAGTTGTGTCCATACTGGTTGACTCTGTGTTGGATGTGGACCCATATTAACAAGAAGTTGTCCATAAAATAAAGGTTCTTGTTTTAATGCGGCCGCGGCCTGCCAGCCAAAATCTTGCGGTTTGCAAAATCCGTTTATTGCAAGATACATATTAATTTGTGGTGAAGGTAATGTTGGTTCTGGTGGTGATTCTTTAGCAAAAGTCACAGAGGTCCACAACGTGGCTAATAACACGATAATCGTCAGTCTCATGTTTATACTCCTCTAATATGATGCACCTAAATATTTGCTATGATCGGAGGCTTTGTCACTTAACCTTTGTAGGTTCCATTTGCCACAAAAACGCAAAAAGTGTAACCCAATCTGTCCCTTGGGCAAAGTATTTACCTTGTTTGTGATTGTTTCATCTAGTACTGCTTTGATATCATCTGGCTGTGCAGTTAAATCAATCAGAGTTTTGTTTCGTTGATAATCTTCCAGCACTCTGTGTTCTACATCTTCATGATCCACCCAACGTTGCAACATGAAGTTATTCCATGTAAAACCTTTGCTTTCTCTATCTGCATAGGCTTCCATCATTCCTATTTTGTTTTTTGTGCCTTTCTTTCTAGCACCAGGATATGCTGAAAAAATGTTATCAGAAGAATCACCTCTGATACACTTTTCAAATAGCAAATATTGTGGATCACCTATTTGCTTTTGTTCACCTGTTTTCTTATCCATTACAGGTTTATTCTTATCATCAAATACACCATCTATTGTGATGTGTTGATTCATTATTCCATTGTACTGCGACACATTATCATTAATCAATTGATAAAAGTCAGAGTCTGAACTGATAATGACATGTTTATGATCTGGATGGTTTTGTATAAATCTTGCAATAAAATCATCTGCTTCGCATTGTTCGTGTTGTAATATTGTGCAGTTGCTTTTCTTTTCTAAGTAATCGTACAGTTCATCAAAGGCTTCCCAAAATGCTTCATCTTCTTCTTTTTCTTTGGGTGTGCGAGCATCAGCAACCACTTTGCGATTTCTTTTGTAAGGCTCATACACATCTTTACGCCATGAACGACCTTCCAAACAAAACACCACATGTGAACCATCAAAGTCATTCCATGCTTTGTTTATTGAGTTAAACATAATGTGCATGGCCATGCCAATTTTTGTGTCAATGCTATCGCCACGTACCACGTGCCTAGCACGGAAAAACATGTTAGCCGTATCTACTAAAATATATGTCACTCTTGTACCTCTTTATCAGTTCATCATTCTTTGCAGTATACTCATTAATCATTTTAACATATTTGTCCAAATTGTCAACCTGTATGCCCACCTGTGTGCATATTCGTTGCAGACTTTCTTCCACGGCATCATAAAACAAATCATGGTATTCAAGATACACATGCGGAATTTGCCATTCTCTAAATTCATCTCTTACCCAAAGATACGAACGTCTACTCTGTTTTCGCCATTTGTGTGCATGATAATCGTCTGTTCTATCTGGCAAAGTTTTGCCTTCCCACTCACCATTTTTGATTGCACCCAAACTTATTGTGTAATATGGATCACGTGAATTTATAACAATAAATGTAGATTTGTGTCTAACACCATACAGTAGAAACTCACCCCATTCTTTTTGACTGAGTTGTGGATGATTTTTCCAGTCTAACCATAAATGATTATGACTCATAAATCTATTATTTCGGGATCTATATTCGTTCTTTTCAGTAACTTCGTGTTGCATAGGGATATTGAACATATCTGCTAACATCTGCATCATGAAGTTACCACCTGCTCCACCTGGATATATTATGTGTATCCGAGCAGGATTAACCCTTGCGGGTTTCATGTCTAGTTGTTCAGTTACTTGGGGGAGCACCTTGTTCTTGTTCAAATGCTACACTCCTACACAAATCATTGAACCAAAGATTAACCACATCTTCTGGTGTGCTTCCTGAATAACCTGCTTCACGTAATTGTTGCACAAATAGGTCATTCCAATCCAATTCAAAATACCCACCTTTGGTTGGGTCATCTTCTTGAAAGCCAATTTTGATTACTTTTATATAAGGTGCTTTGATTTCATCAGCAACCTTTTTGTCTTTTGTACTTTTACGTTTCGCAAAGTATTTCTTTACATCATCTACTATTTTCATTCCGGATCCGTTTCTAGTCCACAATGTGGACATGTTTGTTTGCCTGGTATAATATCAAAGGCTGTGTGCAACATAGAAATATTTTCTGCCGTTGTTGCACAATGAGGGCATGTCATCTTTTTTGGCTTCCATGCATCTGTGGTTGCATAGCTGAACCAATTTTTACAGTTACCACAATTGAAGTGCCAGATGATTTCACAACTAGCACTCATTATGGTGTGTTTGATTTCCGTCAAGTACGATTACCTCTTAATGCAAAATACATTCCGCCTACCCATAAAAATACATGCAAGTTATCATACCAAACAACGTCCCAAAAACTTTCAGGTTCACCAATCCATATCACACCTGTCATAATACTTGCTACAGTAATACCTGAAAATCTTGTCAATACATCTGCATATTCACGTAACCAAAACCAACCGGCCAATAATCCGCCTATCAGTAATCCAATACCAGCACCTAATTCACCGTATGCTACTACCCACCAAACCAAATATGTTAAACCAAATGATTCAGCAGTTTCTACATCAACGGGTAATTTGTCCAAACCCTGTTGAATAAAAACAATGGCCACTGGTATCCTGAGCAACCAGTGAGACATACAGAATTCAGGTATGTTTGCTACAATCTTTTTGAACATTAAAATCCTCTTTTTCTTATTTCTTCTATATTAATTGGTGCCTTCATAGCTTTATCCAATTGACTGTTACTATGTACCCCAGGCGTTTCCAAAGAGGCTGATGTGTAATCTTGGCGTGAACCTCCAGCCTTTTTCCATACATATCTCTGCCACTTCTTTAACGTTGAGGTTATACTCTTCAGACCTACCACCCAATGGCATAAGATATACAGGGCATTCGATGCCTGCTTGGCGATACTCGTCAACAGCTCTGCCAGCCTCGTCAATATCTGTACGATCAGCAACAACAAATTTGAGATAAAGATCGCTGTTTTGTACGCCGTAGTAATCAGCAACGACATCAGGCTTGATAGCAGTATCCCAAGGTTCTCCAGAAACGGAGAGTTTAGGCGAACATGAAAATGTCCATGTAATTCTTTCGTGATTGTCGAGATAGTCTCTGAAATTATCATGTAATAATTGAGTACTGTTTGTTTCAAACGTAACATTTTTTAAATCTTTCATACGTGGATGTTCAAATAGTTCAATGTACAGTCGTTGCCACGCCAACAACGGTTCACCGCCAGTCATTATTAAGTGTATGTCCTGGCCATTATCCTGTGTCCATTTGCCTTCTGGCAATAGACTGACTAAATGATCAACAACCTCATTTACGTCTTTCAGCATATTAAAATGTTTAAATTCAGGATAGATACTTGCATATGTATCGCATCCTGTGTGTATAATTGGCAAATCTTCAAATCTATTTGTTGTTTCGTGTACTCTGTCGTCTAACAATCCTTGTACTTCTTGATTATGTATGATTCCTTCTTTTTGCTTTACATCTCGCATCGATTCAGATCTATCCAAACCAAAATTCATACAGCGAAAGTTACAACCGAAAGTACGTAGGAATACACTAGGCACACCTACAAATTTGCCTTCACCTTGTACTGAATAAAATGCTTCGCTATATCTAAGTTTTTTCATAGTTCTTCTGCAATTCCTAATACTTCTGCAATCACAAGTAACCCACCAGCCAATATAATATTACCATATATCAATGATGCACCTGCAACAATACGTATACCACTCTTTACTAAACTAATATAAAAATGTTTCTTACTTGGATCTTTTGGTTCCATTATACTCTATCCTTATTTAATTGTTTGTTTGTCGCCTTTACTTGTTCTAGTATACTATGTTTAAAGAAGTTTGTCAATGCTTCAATGTCTTTGGGAAAACAATGTCCTGTGTATCCTAATCCGCCTTCATCGTTGGGCACTATCATGTGACTTGCACCGATATTTTTCATTCTTGAAAGTGTCATGCTCAAGTCGTTGTAATTAAAATTTTCCATGTTACGAGTTCTTTTAAACAGTTCATGAAAAAACGCAACCTTTGTGGCCAACCATGCATTGTGTGTATATTTGATCAGTGAAGCAGTTTCTCTACTGCACTTGGTTACAGGACAATTTAAAGGTGCAAACAATTCTGCCCATTCATCTGCATCTCGACTGTTGTTGTCATGATGTCCTATCACCAGAACTTCGGAGTTTTCAAAGTCTTGTTTGGCATGTCTTGCTCTTAAAAACTCAGGCGATACACAAACCTGTACAGGATAATTGTTTATTAGATCAGGAGTAACTGTGCTTTTTAACAGTATCTTGTGTCGGTAATCCATTGCATGATCTGACAATATTTCTTTTACTGCACTATCATCACATGTACCATCTTCCTGCATTGGTGTAGGTACTGCAATAATAACATGTGTACACTCCATGAGAGCTTCTTCTTTATCTGTCATTGGATAAAGTTTTGGATCAATTCTGTAAACTGTGTGTTCTTGTGATTCTAACCAGTCAGCTACAGTACCGCCAACATAACCACAACCAAATACTGCAATTTTCATCTATTTCTCTATTGTAACTTTTTCTGTAGGAGTTGGAATACAATATGCAACTCCATTAAACTTAGGTACGTTCATCAATGCATGATTTACATTGTGAGCCGCTTCTGCACATTTGTAATAATCAAAGTAAACCATTTTTCTGCTGGCTTCTAAGTCAGTTCCGTTTTGATCTTCTATAACGAGTGTCCACAGTAGGACCATACCCCAGAGGGTTTTCACTCATTGTTCTCAAGATGGTTAAACAGGTCTGCAAAACCACTTCGCATTACACTATATTCACCTATGTATTCTTCCATAAAGTGTTCAATTTCTGCGATTTGGTCTTTTGTTAAATCTAAAACATCTTCAATTTCATAGTGTTCACGTACCTGTTCACTTACTCGATCAAAAATATCGTTTTCAATTTGTTCTTCATGTTTGTGTATTCTATGCCATTCAAATGCCATATCTTCCTCCTTTAATCGTAGCCTCTTTCAGCCACTTTGTCGTCATCTTCATCATCTGCAGGTTCAGGTTTTTCCTTGTCCATCGGTATCTCCTTTAGTATAGTTTATCATTTTTCTATACAGTTTTTGATACAATCGTTGTCCGTCGTAGTATACCTGTGGAGGTGTCTTATCTCCAAGTTCGAGCTGTTGGTTAATGTCGTCATAATGCGAGATTGCATTGTTGATAACTGTCCATTTAGCCCATGCACGTTTACAATGCCCTTCACCGAAAAAGCCGTCAATAAACCAACAGATGTTTGATAAACCCTGTTTCCTGCGTTCGTAATTCCTTGCACTAACTGTTTGATTGTTTTCTCCTCCAAACAATGTGTTAAAAAATATACTGGTCGCTATTCCTAAACGACCAAAATAGTCAGTAATCCCAGACATTAAAATCCAAAGATTTACCTGTTGTATCACCACCTTCGTTATCCAAAAACTCGCCTTTATAGGAAACATCATTAATGATTGTATCCCCGTTTGGCATTTCACATAAATCAAAATTGAGTAGTTTAATATCAAATTCTTCATCGTCACCTAATTCTATTGTTGCAAAATAAAAACCACCCTTTTCAACACTCATACCATAAAATACATAGTTGTGTCCATCTTTTGTAGCATGATCATCCAAGTCTAAAATACTTTCATCAACTTCAATGTCTTGCTCTGTGATTAATTGTTTGACATCGCCATCCCATACATCTGCCACATGCTCTGCCATATAATCATCACTTTCAACTTCACATATTTCTAGATTTGCTGAACTGAGTTCACAGCCATTGCTATGCTCAATATCATCTAGATCATACCAATCACAATCAAATTGTGCTTCTTCTGGAATCTTATCATTGAATTCTTCTTGATCCCAAAAGTATTCATTAAGAGCACCTGAATGATCTTCGAAGACTTTTTCTACTTCTTCTTCGTTGCTCCAAAACTCATATTGTTCTTTGGTGATTTTGCCGTAAACACTTTCACCACCATAACCACTGATACGTACAGTATAATATCTAGCCATTTGCTACTCCCATGGATATACCAGCCAAACTGGTTTTTCCGTTTTGTTAACTTCGTCGACATAAAAGTCTACGTCTTGCGTACTTCCAAGATTGTTTGTTAGTACTGCAAACCTAACATTCTGATGCCATACATGTTTCCAACGTTCATTGCGTGGTTCACAGTTGTTTTCCCAATCCTGTTTAATCCACTCAAACGTTGCACCAGAATCATTTATATCATCCACAATCAGTATGTTCTTTGCTTTATCTGTATTCCATTTAATGCCATCTGATCGTTCATCATAACCTAGTGCATCTTGTGCCATACATTTGTTGCTTTCAGCAGTATAACCTTCTGAAACATCACGCAAACGAACATCTAATGCGTACATTGGAATTGTTAATCTATTGCTTAAAATTATTGCTGGAGTTAGTCCTCCACGTGTTAAGCCTACTATATAGTCCGGTTTCCACGGTGATTTATAGAGTTGATATACAAGATCTTGTACTTGATCTTCAAGGTCTTGCCAGCTATAGTATTTCTTTTTTACTGCCATATTATACGCCTAGTTATTGATTTCCTTTTATTATATACATTTTTAAGCACTTGTCAATACTTATTTGAATGGATCTTGAAGTGTGATAGTTTCATCTCTATCAGGACCTGTAGAAATTTGTATCACTGGCACTCCAACTAATTCTTCTATTCTTTTTATATAATTCTTAGCTTCTTTGGGTAACAGTTCGTGGTCTGTTATACCATATGTGCTTGTCATCCAACCTTTGTGTTCTTCATAACCTTCTCCGTTATAAATTTTAATTGTTCCAAGCTCATCTAGTACATCTATTTTTGTTAATGCTATTCCTGTTACACCATTTAACATACAGGTCTTTTTAACCAATGGTGCATCAAACCAACCACAACGTCTGCCTCTACCAGTTACTGTGCCTTTTTCTTTACCCACAGTTGCAAGGTGTTCTCCAACTTCATCAAACAATTCAGTTTCCATTGGTCCTTCACCAACACGAGTTGTGTATGCTTTTGTAATTCCCAGCACGTTTGGTATTTTATTGTGTGGCACACCTGTGCCAATACTGGCCATTCCTGCCAATGTGTTTGAACTTGTTACATAAGGATATGTTCCCCAATCAACATCTAGCATGGAACCTTGGGCACCTTCAAACAAAATCTGTTTGTTTTCAGACATTAGTTCATGCATGTGTTCCCAAACAGGCCCAATGTATGGAACAATGTCATTGGCAATATCACTTATCTGTTCAAATAACCAATCTTCTTGTACAGGATAATTTCTTAATTTGTTATGATGCTGAAGTGCTATTTTAAGTCTTGCTCTGAGATGATCTAAATCTTTAAGATCACCTGTTCTAATTGCACGTCTACCCACTTTATCTTCGTATGCTGGACCTATGCCTCTGCCAGTTGTGCCTATTTTATTGGTACCAGCTTGTTCTTCTCTGTCTTGATCTAATTCTCTGTGATACTGTAGTATCAACGGAATGTTATCAGCAATCATTAATCTATCGCCAATTTTAATACCCATTGACTCTACCAATCTTATTTCATCCAGCAGTTTCCATGGATCCAACACAACACCATTGCCAATGATTGCTGTTTTGTCAGATCTAATTATACCAGAAGGCAACAGAGAAAGTTTATAGGTTTGGTTGCTTATTTTAATTGTGTGTCCTGCATTATGGCCGCCTTGAAACCTTACAATAGTGTCAGCCTGTTCGGATAGTATGTCAACAAATTTGCCTTTGCCTTCATCTCCCCATTGTGTTCCGACTACTACTAGGTTTGCCATATCAATAACTCTGTGCTAGACGCCATTTCAAGTATGCCAAACTTTCAATGGGTTCATATTTTGCTGGTTCTTGTGTTAAGTTTTCTACCATTGTACCTGGTTTAGGATCTACAAAGTGTGGCATGCTCCAACGTTCTTGATCTATATGTGTATTTACGACACGATGTTTTGTGCTTTTGAAATAGTCGTTGGTCCATCTTTGCAGTAAATCACCAATGTTGCAAACCACACCATTGTCAGCATAAGGTACAGGATGCCAATCACCACTAATGTCTTGTACTTCAAGTCCTGGTACATCATTGATTTGCCACAGTAGAGTGATAGTTCCGTAATCGCTATGTTCACCAATTCGCATTTGTTTCTTTTCAATTTCTCCTGTGTATGCAGGATAATGAATAACTCTTGTTGTGCTATAGTTTTCTCTATGACAACGTGTAAGTGGCATGTCTGCTCTGTTTAATATTCTATCAAACATCATCATAATTTTAATTGTTAATCTATCTGCTATATCCACAGTTGCTCTAGCAGTGGTTTTAAAACCTTCAATGTCAGGCCACAAATGGTCGCCCATTCTGTCATTGTTATAGTTAAAACTTTCTTTCAAATCTTTTGGAGCAGTAGGATCAACATTTTCTGCACCCATAACTGAATAACCTAAATTTGTGTCGCTTTCATATGGATACTTTAGTTTGGTTTCTTGATCAAGTTCAAAAAACTGTTTCATTGTATCAAACCACAAATTATATGTGCGTTGTTCTTGTTCATTGAAATGATTAGTAAAAACTGCAAATCCTATTGAAGTGTATGCTTCTTCTATTTCTTTGAGAGCTGTGTCTGATTTTAAATCTATTACTGGAATCATTTTTCTTCCAATTTTATTATTCTGTTTTCAAGTTCATTGATCTTATCAGCCATTCGTTGCATCTCATGTCGCATTGAATCACCAGTTGAGGACATAAAGCCTTCACGTTTTCTAGACGTAAAATCTAATCTAAGTCCAGCATCTGGATCTGTAGCTTTATCATAAACCATATTGCCACTCCTTGTATCTGTGTGCTTTGAAACACGAGTTTTGTCTGCCTGTAATAAATTCATTCAATGGTGCAGGATACTCTGCAAAGTCAGGAATAACATATTCCCAAACAGTATCTCCTTCTGGTGTGACTTCAAACAGTCTGCCAAATGCACTTTCGCAAATAAATGTGTTGCCATTCCACAGTCTTTGCACACTACCCATATAAGGTGAAAAGAAACTAGGAGGCATGTTGTCTACATAACTCCAAACACATTCTTTACTTGCTAGATCAAACTCTACAATTCTACTGTGATGTACACTTGGTGGGCGAACATTACCATTACAAAATGCAATCAATGTTCCTTTGTCAGTGACCACAGGACAATGTTGTTGTGCTACATCAGGCCATTTCACAGACCAAACCACATCTTTGCTGTCCATGTGTACACCAATAATGCCTGAAGTATTTCTCAAACTCATGTATACTATATTGTCATGCAAATGAACACCATTAATCATAGGCCAATGTACATCAGGAAATCCTTCGTGTACAGGCCAATTCTTTTCACTCAGTTTTTTCCATGCACACCATTCCCATTTGACATTACCCTGTCTATCAACTATTCTTACAATATCACTGTAACGACCATCTTTGTAATCAGCCGCCGCCACATAAAGCAATCCGTCATTTAACCATTGTGCATCGTGGTGTGCATAAGGATCTTCATACTCCCAAACAATGTTGCTTTTACGATCTGCTTCCATAAAGTGTCCACCATGCCAAATATCCCAGGGCGGATAAAGGTCAACACTTTTACTATGACTGCCGTTATAACCTAAATTATCATTGGGCAGTATTACTGCATCTCTACCTGGTCTAACAGGCATGTTCCATTCATGCACTAGGTCACCACCGTCATCAATAAGTGGCACACGGCCTCCTCCTGTTTGTGGAGCATACAATGTGTAACCGCCGGCTGTTCTATTATCGTATTGTGTGAGTCCTAGTTTTCTTCTTTCTACAGTTGTTTGCATACTAACTCGCTTTCATTTCTGATTCATGCCATTTACGCATTAGATACCAACCAATGGTTTGTATTGTCATAAAAAATGCAAATCCTAAACCAGTGGCTGTAAGTATTAATGCCATGACTAATGATGTTTCTAAATTTGCTTGTGCATATATAATCTGCACTCCTAGTCCACCTTGTTCACTGCCTGAACCAATTATAAATTCTCCAACTATGGCACCAATAACACTAAGTCCTGCTGATATTTTCATGCCTGCTATAATGTTTGGTATTGCACTAGGAAAACGCAATTTAAAGAAACTGGTTACTCTGCTGGTTTTGTGATAGTCAAACAGTTCTACAAGTGTCTTAGGTGTTGATTTAAGTCCTAGTAATGTGTTGTTTATAATAGGAAACAGGGCAATTATGATACTGATAATGATTATGCTTTTGATTTCAAAACCAAACCATAACACAATCAGTGGTGCGACAGCAACAACAGGCACAGTTTGTAACAGTATTGCATATGGATATAAACTGCGTTCTAATATTTTGTTTAAACTCATTATAGTTGCTACTGTGATACCTAGTACTGTGGCAATAATATAACCTGTAAAGGCGGCCGTAAATGTTTGTTTAAGTCCAATCATAATAATGTTAAAGTCACTTACAAATATCTGTGCGACAGCATAAGGTGTTGGCAATAGAAATGCCATGTTATAAAGTACTGCACCAATGTGCCAACCGCCTAAAAACAATGCAAGTATCAGTACGGGCGGTATAATCTTTTTTACTTCCATGATCTTAACTTTCCTGCTATTTCATTTACCACTTCGCTGAACTGTGGTGTTGTTCTTATTTCTGGTGTGCGTTTTTTAAATTTTAACTTTTTGGAAATGTCTACAATGTCTGTGATCTTACCTGGACGTGGCGACATAATAACCACTCTGTTGCTTAGGTATACTGCTTCAGCGATGTTGTGTGTGACCAGTATTGCAGTAAACTTGTCACGTTTCCACATGTCATATAATTCTTCTTGCAGTACTTCTCTGGTAAGTTCATCTACTGCACTCAATGGCTCGTCTAATAAAATGTATTCAGGATCCAAAACGAGACTTCTTGCTAGGCTTAATCGCATCTTCATTCCACCTGATAACTGATGTGGATATGAATGTTCAAAGCCATTCAAGCCCACTTGTTTAAGTGCGACAGAGGCCTTGGATCTTTTGTTTTCTGTTCCTTCTAGTTCCATTAGTAGTTCTACATTGCTTTGTACTGTACGCCATGGCAATAAAGCACTATCTTGAAACACAAAAGCACCCTTGTTGGGCTTTTTTACTGTGCCATCGGTTGAAACTAGATCAGCAATTATTCTAAGCAAAGTAGATTTGCCACAGCCTGAAGGTCCAACTATAGAGATGAACTCGCCTGTGGCAATATCTAAATTTACTTCTGCTAATGCTTGAACTTCGTCAAAGTGTTTGGTTACTTTGGAAACTCCTATCATTAGCTCTACTCCTTACTCGCAGTTGCCAAGGAAGGATAGATTGTATGATGATGATGCATCAAAGTCTGCTGGAACCATATCAACTGATTTCAACTGTCCAGAAAGCT